ATGAGTTCAGTACAGGAAAAATACGAGGAGTTTGTCAACAAGGAGGATACCTTGATACGAAGTGTACGAATCTGCGAGCAAGCCATGTCCCTTTTGAAAGATGAGCTCGTCTACAAACATAGAGGGGAAACTTGTCAGGGAACGGTTCGGGACATCTGCGAATGGATTCAACAGCGGGAAGAAAAGCTGCGGAGGGAGATCTTTTCGGTAAGGTGGGAAATGACTGTTCTCGCCTGCCAATTCCCCAATGCAAAAAAACAAGCGGAAGAAAGTCCACTGTGACTTATTTCCGCTTTTCTTCTTCCCATGAGAATACGGTTTTCATCAACGCTAAAACAAGAGCCTGATCCGTAGCAGGACGTTCAGAGAGCATGACAACAATTTCCCCAAGAGGGGTGTGAGGATCAAGCGGATCAATGGAGTGCAGGAGCTGCTCCAAGGAAGTCCCTAAGCTACGGGCAATTTTCAGCAGGGTCTCAAGGGTAAGGTTCTTCTCTCCCCGCTCGATTTGGCCAATGTAGTTGGTGTGCAGTCCAGACCGCTCACCCAACTGCTCCTGGCTAAGCCCTAGATCTAGACGGAGACTGCGAATTCGATCACCTAGCATTTTTGCGAGTTGTTTCGTACTCTCTTCCATTTGGTCCCACCTCAAGTCAAGCGTACTAGAGGGGAAAAACCATTTACACACACTATAAATAGTAATTGACTATCAAATAACACCTATAAGATAATATAGGAAGATTCTACTAAATCCGATGAAATCTTCTATGTTCCGACAATCATTCATACAAAAATAGATAGGCTAAAAGTCATCAAGGGAGGATGCTGAAGGAATGGGAGCAGGGAAAAAGATACTCAACGGCGTGAACAAGTTTTATGGTTTCATGACCAGTCTGGGTATCATCGTATTAGCTGTTTGGCTCATCGCTTCATGGATGGGGGTGGATGTACAGGGAAAGATTGAGGAAGCCGCTGATCCAGGCAAAAAGTATGTGGAGGCCATCAAGAGCAGTTCCCTACAGCAGTACTCAGACGAACCAATCGGTGAGGTGATGGAATACTTACACTCCGAACCAAAATGGACGTATACCGAGTCGAATGGGAAGAAATTTGTAGAGTTTTCCGGCCTGTACTACTCGGAGATGGAAAACTATGAGTTACAACTAAAGTTTGAACTCAACGATAACGGCACATTTAATGTGTCCTACGTTGCAGTGGACGGGCGACTCCTAGGGAATTTGGAGGCAATGGAGTTTTTGACGAAAACCTTCAATGATTACGAAACCATTCGTCAGGCAACCGGTCAACTTACTAATAGCTAATGGTAATGAATAAAAATCAATGACGAAAAGTTTTGTAATGGAGCAAAGTATCAACGAGACATGCCAAGGAGGAAAGGGAATGGGTGCGATTGTAAAATGGGCCATTGGCGGAGCCGTCGTTGGTGTCATCTACTGGATGTTCAACTACAAGGACGTTGATTTCTTGGTTGCCCTCTTTTTAGGTGCTGGTGTGGGCATCATGATTCGAAAATGGCTGTTCCGTGTATTCTGGCAATAAACCATAATCCAAAAACAAGAATGGGATTACCTTCTGCAACATCGGGAGGTAGTCCCTTTTTGTATTTCTAAGGGGGAAAGAACATGAGGACGATCAAAACGAAGCAGGATCTGCGTTTGATTCGCGCAGCGCAGGTGTTTTCCGTTACATTCACGGGGTACCTGGAGGAAGAATTTCTTGGTCTGAAAGAGGCATTTGACTTCGACGGTTTAGACGAGGCGTTCACGCTAGAAATGTACGGCTACATGGTTGTCTTGGAGCTAGGAGACAACCTCCGGGATCTGTCCGTAGTTGGTCTAGACAGGGAAACAGGAGGACTCATTGGTAGCCTGCCGGAGTTTGTCGAGAAGGTGGAACGCAACAGTGAGTGCTGGTACAAGGTCGTCGTTGTCTACTCCAATGAATACGCAATGGCCTTCTATGTTCCTGAGATCGTCATAGTCGATGACGAAGAAATAAAAAACTGGTTAGAGGAGAATGCAAAATGAAAACGATAAATGAAGCATCAAAACGGGTAAACATTGTACGGATTCAAATGGTACGGGAATCTAGCCTCCTGTACCCGCAACGCCGCATTCGGATGGCAAAGGATGTCGTAGGACTGTTCCAGTCGTTTCTTCAGGAATCGGATCGCGAAATATTTTTCCTCCTAGCACTTAATGTTAAAAATGAGCCAACTGCCATTCACACGGTTTCGGTTGGGTCGTTGGATAGCACGATCGTTCATCCAAGGGAAGTGTTCAAGGTTGCCATTTTGTCGAACTCTGCCTCGGTAATTGTTGCCCACCTTCATCCAAGTGGTGATCCCACTCCTAGCCAGCCTGATCTAGACGTGACAAAGAGGCTCCAAGAGGCGGGGGAGTTGCTGGGTATCCCTGTTTTGGATCACATCATTGTCGGTACAGAGGGTGCCTACGTTAGCTTGAAGGAAGGAGGGTACATGTAAGGATGGAAACGCGGAAAATGTTTTCTTCGGAAAGATACGTAACACGAGGAGTCAACGAAGCCGTTCCGTTTGAACTGCAGCTCATACTGTGGAGCATCCTTGAGAAAAGACAAGAAAGGGGCGATCAGTTGGATTACCTCCAAATTTTCGAGCTTTCTGCAGAGTGGGTGGATGGTGAGCCGTTGCAGAAGGTCGTGAATCGGCAGGAGCAGCCAATCCATCAGGAAGCTTTTTACGTGGATCACATCGAGAATCTAGCTATCGGGGTAACGGTTTGGATCATGGATTCAGGGAAGTACAGTACAGCCTTACTTCCCGAAGAAAATTGAGGTGGTGATCTGTTCGCAGTCAAGAAAGGCTGATTGAAGCAACATGGTTTGAAAGGAGGAAGCAGTCATGCATCCAATACTACAAGCAGTAATCTGGGATATAGCAGAACGAGTCCTTGATGGAATGAGCAGGGAGGAAGCCATTGCACAGGTAGCGAATGAGCATGGACTCATGGCAGAAGATCTTCACACGCTGTTACAGTAAACAAATGAATCCAGCCTCGTGCAGAGGGGAAGGAATCATGGGCAGACGTTGTTTGCCCTCTTTTTTTGCTTTCACACACGGAGGAACATTTTGATAAAGTCGACGTCGATGTCGACGTTTAGGTCGACTTTTTACGAAATGGGGGAAATCGAACAATGGAACACATGGGAATGTTTCGCAGAAAAAAGAGAAATCTCAACCTGACTGATAAAAACAATGGGAATCATGCAGATCATGGCATTGATTGGGATAAGGGGAAACAAAGCCAACATGGTGGTGAGGATCAATTTCCCCTTTATTGGGGGGAATCCGAAATAGACGAAGAGGAGGAAATGGAGGATGAACATAATCAGACATTCGAATCAAGCGGGCAAAGCGAAAAGAGGGAAATGTCGTTCGAGATGTTGAGTGGGTTCACCAAAAGGCCGGACTTCGAAGCGAACAATCAGAAGCTGACCATTTACGTAGAAAAAGCCCTCATGGAGGAAATTGGGAAGCTGAAGAAAGAGCGATACATCAAGAGCTATAGTTCATTAGTAAATGAGGCAGTGAAGCAGTATTTGACCACAAAACGCTGACGATCAAAACAAAGAAACTCAAGCGTTGAAAAGCGTGCAGGGTTACTAACTTCAGGGGTACAATAATAGGAGCAAAGGAAAAATAACCGAGGTGAAGGGATATTGCGTGTATCCGTCTCTTTCTTACGAGAGTGGAAAGGGAGGGAATCATTGCCGTTTGAAAGGTTAGGAGATAAAGGAGTTTATATGGGAACCAGTCATGAACGTGAGATCTTGAAATACATCGATCAGGAACTGCAAAACGGCGGTATAAAACCGTATAAAATGCGAAAGCTGTTGACTATTAAACTCTACGTAGAAGGGGGAAAACCAGCAGAAATTGCGGAAGGATTGGGAGTAACCCTACGAACCGTTCAAAGAAACATATCCGGATTCAATGCGACAGGATTATCGTTTTTACGAGATAGTAAGGAGCCTGGAAATAGAAACAAACTGGATGGAGATCAAATACAACAGTTAAAAAACGATCTGAAGAGAAACCCAGAGGAATTTGGATTCTTAATGCCAGAATGGACAGCTCCTTTACTCGTGAAACATATCAAGAATACATTCAAGGTGAAATTGTCGGATGAGAGTTGCCGAAACATGCTCGCAAGTGTAATGGCTAACGAACGGAAAGGGACACCTTCCAGTAAAAGAAAAGCTTTCTCTGAAACGGTGTCAGCAATGCTTCTTGAAAAGAAAGATATTTGGGCTGTGACGAGCATCTATTTAGGTATTCGGCAAGGTGGAAAAAATAAACGTGGCTTATACCCTTACAAAGAGGAAGATCTGATTAAAACACCAGTGGAAATAGAGATGGCCAAAATAGATTTAACGGATAAGGCCAGAAAAGAAATCGTCCACTGCGCTCAGCATCTTAAAACCAAGGCGTTTGTCTATCATTATCAGAGCGCTTTTGAAGAAGATACATTTGCGATGGAGACGATTCTGAAAAAAATTGTGAAGAATAGTGCCCAGGACGAAATCATCCTTCTCATGGCCAAAAGTAGTTTCAACAAAAGGTTACTATCTAAGATAACAAACAAGAAGGGAAAGAGGAGCATCCGCGTTCTATTTGCCCCCTTTGGTGCTAAAGAATTACAGTCGCTTGCTTTTATAAAGGCTAATCTACTAGCACGCTTTAAATTGATGGATAAAAGAAATAAGCGAATAAAAGTGATAAATCAGACCAGGAAGGAGAGCATCATTCGTTATCTTGAAAGGCTAAGTCAAAATGAATAAACGACATAATTGTTTGGTTTTTAAAAGTGTCATGAAATTCATTGTATAGGCCGTTTACGGCTTATTTTTTTTGGTTTTCATCAAGTCTCTTTTCTTTCCCTACTTTTATTAGCAGAAACTGCTGCCGAATAAGGAACATGGCATGAATGGCTGCACTTTGAAGCCGAACCTCGTTTTTTTGTAATCTAAGAGTGCAAACAACAAGACCAGTCATTCTAGCCAAACAAAATAATGGAGGAAATCACAAATGACATTTGCTCTAAAGAAAGGCTACCCAGTCCATCCACAGGGTGAGTTTGAGTCCGTAATTTCAGGAATCTGGATGGAAGAGGATTGTGAAGTGGAGGTAAAAGGCAAGAAAAAGAAGTCTGATCTCATCATGATCGAGTACAAAACAGAACACGGAAAACTCACACAGCGCTACTTTCCAGTGATGGAAGAGGATACCGACCTGGGAAAGGTGGTGAAAACGATCAATAATGACAAGATACCGGATGAAATCAATGATCCAGAAGATTTCTTTGAAGGCAAAACGATTGGAATTGTTGTGAAACACAACAAATCGAGTACATCAGGTCGCACATTTGCCAATGTTGCTGAAGTTTACAGCATGAATGATGACGGCCACGAAGAAATGGATCAGGACGAACCGGACGAAGATGATGATGACTTAGATCTGGAAGATGAGCTAGACGAAGCATCGGATGATACCGTGTCCGATGAAGATATTGATGACGAGTTCCTAGAAGACGACCCAGCGCCAAAAAGGTCTAAACGGCACAATGCGTCAAACTGGACAAGCAACTCTTACGATGACGAGACAGACGATTTCACCGATTGATGGAAATCGTAATTTACTCAAAGTAAAACGCTCTGCCAACTATAACAGTAAAAAAACGGAGGTACTAACCATGACAGCATTCAATCATCCAATCACTCTCAACATTCAAGTCTATACCAATCAAGAAAACGGTATTTCTACCGTACAGGTTCAAAGCGATGGGCAGCAATCTGTTCAGGAAGTGGTTACTCAACCCACTGATCTCGAGGCAATGAGACGATTCTATGAGGATTCATGGGGGTTGATCGTTCTGCGCTTTACCAATTACAAAGGCATCCTGTTTAGTGAACTGCCACGAGAAGAGGCATCAAAGGGGATCCAAGAGATACAAACATCTCTCTGGAATCTACCTGTGCGTCCAAATGCCATTGTCGATGGAGATGGGGACTTCACTGTAGCGTGGGTGGTTCCCAACGATAGAAGATTCTGTGGATTTAGCGCGGAAGATCTGAATCGGGTGAATGACAACGTCATAGCAACCATCGCCTCTTTGGGATTGACTACACCTGAATACGGGGACATCGGCTTGGTAGAAGAGCTGTTTTCACTTCCGGTGGATCAGTACGATGAGCACGTAGAGAAACGAGCGAAACTGGAGGCATTTGATCGTATGGCTGGTCTACAGATCGTGGTTCGTCAGACTACCTAAATCATAGCAAACCATTGGCTAAAAGAGTGAGCAACGTCACTCCCCTATTGGGGGAGTGACCCTCAAAAAATCAAAGGAGGGTCTCCCATGCCCAAAAATAATATAACGACCGAGATGAGGGAAGAGGCACTACAGTTTTATGTAGACCATTTCAGAGGTTATTATCTGGAAGCTTGTTTCACTGACTATAAAGGAATGGAATTGGATCAGCTTCCGATAAGTGTGGCATCTCAATGCAAGCAGAGGATTGTTGATGCTTTGAAGCAACTACCTGTACTGCCTTTTCATATCCAGCAACGTGAGGATCGTGTATCTGCAATGTGGTGCATTCCGTTTGGAAGGATGTTTCTCCCATTTAATGACGACGCGTACTGCATAATGATGAATAACTTTTTCGACAATGTAGCCACCACGATCGGAATTAGTACACCAAAAATGGGCAAAATTTCGAGATTCCATGATTCAGATCATTTTGAAAAGGAAGATGTACAAGTTCGTGAACATTTCCGACTCATTAAGCCACTTCTGAAATTTGATGAGATGTGTGGCCTGCGACTTACTGTTGGGAACCTTTCGAAATCATTAGTCAAAGACAGCTAAACTCAATCTTTTCAACGGAAAACTGTAAATAAACCATTTTTTAAACATGTACTATATCTTTGATTATCGGGATGTGTACCTGAAAGGGATGCATCCCATCCATATCAATCCAGGAGGAAAGAAAAATGAGACTCAGAGAGGCAGCGGATCAGTTTATTAAGCACCTGTCAGCCGCAGAGCGAAGCCAGCAGACCATCAGTGGCTACGGGAAAGACCTGCGCATGTTCAATCAGTTTTTGACGCAGTGGTACAATTGCGAGCCGTACCTGGAAGATATCGTAGCTAACGATATCAAGAACTACTTGGTGTGGCTCAAAGAAGTGCGGAATAATGCACCGGCCAGCCGATCAAGACACTTCCACACCATGCGTTCGTTCTTTTCCTACGCGTACCGGAATGAGTGGGTGCAGCGTGACGTATCGCTTTCGGTGGAAGGCGTGAAGATCCCACAAAAGGAACGGGCATATCTGTCCGAAGTCGAGGTGAAACAGTTGTTAAATGCCATGAACCATCCTCTGATTCGGCTGATCGTGGAGACGATGTACCGGACAGGCCTTCGGGTCTCAGAATGTCTGAACCTGACAATGGATACAGTTGATCTTGATAACAAGGTTATCCATGTTGTGGCCGGAAAAGGAAACAAAGACCGTTTGGTACCCATCTCTTCAGCCTTGCTGCCTTTGCTTCAACAGTATGCGACTCATGAACGGGTCACCACCCCTTCCCCCTACTTCTTTGCTACGAAAAAGACGGGGAAAGTGTCTCCTGTTTACGTCAATCATCATCTCGGAAAAGCAACAAAGGCGTTGGGATGGAAGAAGCATGTAACGGCACACATCCTCCGTCACAGTTTCGCCAGCCAATTGGTGAAGAAAGATGTGGGCTTGGTACAGATTCAGAAGCTGCTCGGTCACAGTTCGCTGAAAGTCACCAGCGTCTATACACACAGCAACCTCGAACAACTGAGTAAAGCGGTCAACGAACTATAAAAAGGAGGTTATAACCATGGCAATCGAACAAGAGAATCTACCCGTCTATGATGATCGGGTCAAGGAAATTCTGCACGGATTGACTGAGGGAAAAACGAGAGAAGAATTGGCTGAACGGTATGAATACAGTGACTACCGTTCGCTAGACATGTATATGCGGCGACGTAACTTTACATGGGATCGGCAACGCCAGAACTATGTTCCTGCCCACTCCCGGCTGGATGGACAAGATCTGGACTTGCTTATCAGTGAATCTTCCAAAGCAGCACAAGTCATCTCCCTCTTCAAAAAGGAGGGAGCGGATGCCAAAACCATCTCCAAACGGTTGGGATTCGGGGATCACCGGGAACTGGCAGCGTACATGAAGGGGAAAGGATACGCCTGGTCAGCTGAAAAGAGTAACTACGTCAAGCAGACGGGCACCCAGCAGGATACGGAAGCATCGAGTGAGCGAAGCGAAGCAGCTCCTGACAATCCGGTTCCCTCATCGAATGCCACAATGGTAGACCTTCCTGGATTGTCGCGATTCCTGCCGATCCTGGAAATGCTGGAACGAAACCGAGACAGGTTAGTTGACCTACTTACTCCAGCATCTGAAACCGGAAACATCCCACGCTACGTGATTCCAGGTGTGTTTGTCACTAAGTCGGTTCACATGACCAATACACTGGACCAATTGGTGCGGGATTTTAGCAGGGAGAAGAACATGAGCCAGCGTGATATTTTCGTTGTGGCGCTTATAGAGTTTTTCCGTCGCTACGGGTACGAACGGGAAGTGGAGACACTTTTGGGTCAGCGATAAAGGTGATTGTCTGTGTGGCGGAATCGGCGGTGCGGTCGGTGCAAAATCTCTTGAACCTAGTGTTACCAAGGGTTGGCACCGCCCCGCTCATCGTCTCACAGCCAAGCGTCAATGGTTGGCCATAGGTTCTTTTTTTTCAATCCATACAAAGGGGGAGCATACAGGTGGCAAGAGAAGAGGGCAAGATTGGGAGAAAGAAGGGGAGGTTGGTTAGCCTTGCCAATGGCGAAGAGGTTGACCTAGGAGCGGCGATTGACGTTGACCAATACGTGACCAATTTGGACACAGGAGAAGTGACGGTTCAGTTGTCGTTTATGGACAATGAAAAACGCGTTCGTAGATCGCTAAAGAGAAACGAGCTTACGAAAGGCGGTATAAGCCAATTAACGCGGTATGGTGCAGATTGTTGGCCGGAAGTTGCGGACGCATACGTGTCCAATTTACGGAAGCAGATCACCAAAATGAAGCGAAATTATGAGCATAGCAACGTAGGGTGGGGAACATACGAGGAACAACCGGTGTTCAAGTTACACAAGGGAATTGGCTTTCCATCTACCTACGATGGGTTGAAGTATGATCTAAAACCAAAAGGCACACTCGATTCATGGTGCCAGATGATACATGAGGAAGTCCGAGGGAATCGCTGGCTAGAGTTTGCTCTTGCTGCGGGGTTCACAGCTCCACTGCTTTCTATCCTAAAAGAAGAAGCCCATATGGATTCATTGTTCTTCAATTTCTATGGTACAAGCAGTACGGGAAAAACGCTTACGACGCGGTTAGCAGCCAGTATTTTTGGCCTACCCGATACGGGGAAAAGAGGATTGCTGGTTACTTGGTACGGAACCGATCAGGGGATATTATATAATCTGCATGGCAACTACGGGGTACCCATTGTGATTGACGATACTTCCATGATGGAAGAAGGAAAAGATCTGACGCAATTCGCTTACACGGTTGTAGCGGGGCTTGCTAAGATGGCACTCACGTCACAGGGAACGAAAAGGGAGCAAGATGACTGGATGACCACCATTTTCTCCAGTTCCGAAAAGTCCATTTTTGAGGAAACCGATCAACGATCTGGAATTCGAGTTCGCTTTTTTGAAATTAATGAACCCGAGCTGACTCGATCAGCGGAAAATGCGGAGCGCATTGAGCAGGTGATCCTCAAAAACTATGGTCATGCGGGACCGATTTATGCAGAACATTTGCTGAAGATTGGGAATGAAGAGATTCAGCGTCGCTGGAGAAAAAGCCGTCAGGACTTGTTGGCACGATTGGAGGAGAAGGATAGCTTTACAAAACGCATTGCCGGTAAATTGGCGATTGTGAAACTCGCAGGCGAATTGGCGAATGAAGCCCTCCAATTAGGACTAGACTTGAATCAGTTAACGGAAAGCCTGTTGCACATCGAACGAAAGTCGATGAGTGAGCGAAATAAGGGAGACGAGGCATATCAGTTCATCATGGAGTACTTTGTCCGTAATCGGTACAAGTTTTTCCGTGATAAAAGTGATTGGGACAAGAACAAGCCGATTGTCGGGAAGTACGTGGAGAAAAACGGGATCGTCACGCAAATTCAGATTCCCAAGGAAGAGTTTGAAAAACTGATGAAACAGGGAAAATTCAATGTTGAGCAGGTCGTTGCCAAGTGGAAAGAGTCAGGTCGGCTGATCCACGAAACGGGAAAAAACACCCTGTCGCGTGTGTTCCAACCAGGGGTACCGAAGATGCCACAGTACGTCTTTAAAGTGGAGACAATCAATAACGATGAAAAGCAAACGAATAGAGCGGAGAAATCTGCTGTTCATGAGCAATCATCTGACAGAGAATTACGACCGATTAAAAGCAAGACTCCTAAAGCACAGGTGAAGCGTACTCAGACCCAAGGAGGTTTTTCACTCCAAAAGAGGTCAATCCCCGAATGGATGAAGGATGCGGGACAGGTTCTACTGGAAAGCGAGTAAATGGGAAAGGTCTGCCGATGAGGTAGGCTTTTTTGTTTTTGCGAAGTGCTTAAAGCATATCGAAGGTCAACATCTCTCTTTCAAAGAGATCGTACCCGTCAAAACAATCGGCAGTACGATAAAGAGGATCGGTAGAAGCGTTGAGCCACATGGGAGGTGGGCAATTCGCTTTGACCGATCCGCCATTTGGAGAAAAAAGGACAATCTCAAAGTTTACCATTGATCTGAACGAGTGTTCTACTTAATAAGCTACGTTTTTTGAAATAAAACCCTTAGTGAATGTTCCATCGCCATTTGGATAAAGCACAAACCAGAAGTTTTTATTCTCACCTATTGCTGCAAGAGGGGTAAATTTAACAAATGAACCAAGGGAATTTCCTTGCGCAGAAGGGATATTAAACAAATACCCCTTATCCAATCTGACACTAATGACCTTCGGTGATATGGTCTTAAAGCTGGTTGTATTATTCTTTGACACGTATAAGGCTGTCTTTCCAAACACGACCGCGTACCACCCAGATAGATTCACATTATCCAATTCTAGCGGTGTACCATAGGGGAGGAACCCTATGAGGTTCTCTGCTTTGTTTTCAGTATCTTTAAGCAGCGGTGCTTTCTCAACAGCAATAATCACTACGGTCTTCCCAAAGGTTGGTTTCACCATAGGAACTTGTGGACTTGGTGCTGGTACTAAAGTCGAGGGTGGTACGGGTAAAGGACGAATTGTATATTCAACAAAAGTGGAATTCCAGATTGGTGCTTCTTGGTTTACGTCGGGCAGGATGACTTTGGATCCCGCACCTGCGAAGATTCCTGGTGAGGAAATAAAAACTGTTTTTCCCTCGTACATCCAAATGGAGATCACTCCAACGCCGTATTCAATCATGTACATATCTCCGTTCGCTCGAACTACAAGGGCTTTACTATTGTTGTCCATGACCTTGTGTAAGTAAACGCGTTCAAATGAGGTAGCTGATGCTGGAGAAATCAGGGTTAACAATAAAAGTAAAGTAAGACAACCGATCGACCATCTTCGCATTTTCATCATCCTTTTTTGCTATTGCTTGGTCTTATATAGAACCTTATGCCGTTGAAGAGAAGAAAATGGTTTCCAGGCACTATTTTTGTAGTGACGAACCGGCCAGAAGCACCCTGTGGAGCAATAAGTGGGTCGGTGGGAATCCTTGAGCCATATGGGATGGGGACAAATCGCACCGCTCACTCCGCCAATCGGGGAAGCTAGCGCACACGGTGGCTTATTAAGAAGTTACGCCAGAGGATACCTTTTGTGGTGCGATAACCGGGTCGGTGGGAATCCTTGAGGGACATAGGCTAGGACCAAATCGCACCGATCGCCCCGCCAATCGGAGAAAACAAACGCGCTAATGTCTCGCAGAAAAACGATACAGTGACTGCCCATAGTGGAGGCAAGGACCTTTCATAAAAATGTACCGACTGCACCAACAGCGTCGGTGGGAATGGGAGGGTAATCCTCTAATGAGATAGGTTAGAACGAATAAAGAAGGATTATATGACAATGATAGAGGAACCAAGGCAAATGAATGTAGGATGAGAGATCGTACTACATCTAAAATATCTTCATAACCATAGGAGGAACGAAAGACGAAAGGTGGCTACTTGAGCCACCCAGACAAAAAAGAACAAAAACGAGGGGTGGAGAAAGAAGCTGCCTTTCGGAAAAAGTGGATTAGGGATAAATGATTTTATCTTTATTATTTTATTTATATTTATATATAATTATATATATATAAATATATAGGTATAAAAATAGATACAAAAAATCTTGTCTACATTTTCGTTTTTATCCCCTGAAAACAGCGGAGCGATCGGTGCGATTTTGCGAAATCCTATGGGAGACATGGGATCTCAGCGACCCGCTCATTGCACCGGATTGGGACAACCTGCGTGGCGAAAGTATATGTACCAAAACCTTTAGAAAACCAAAATGTAGTTGCCCTATTTTCCAAAACATGTAGAATTCCATTCTTTTGAGTTGAGTTTCTTCCATTATATATAGATCAACAAAAGACGCTGAATCATGTTGGTGGAATTCGATGGGAGACAAGGAGTTTGAGATTAGGATAAAATAGGATTTTTCTGCTTAATGTTGTGCTATTAACGCTAAACAACTGGTAGTTAAGTTTGGTACTGCAGTTGATGAAGACACTGTTTTGGATGCAGCAGGTGCACTTAAAGCCAACGTTTTCAAAAGCAATGGTACTGGCCTGACTGGAACTGGAGAGTTCAGTGCAGATTCTAAAACTCTTACTATTACACTGACTGGTACTTCCGAAGGAACTTACCTGTTCTCTGTAGCTAAGGATACAGTTAAGTCTTCAACTGGTGCGTTCATCGCTGAGTACAACGAAAAAGTATCTTACACTGACTCTGTAGCTCCTACATTGGTTGGAACTGAAACAGTTAATGCTTCTACTGTAAAAGTTAACTTCTCTGAGCCAGTTAAGAGCTTTGGAACAATTTCCGCAAAATTGGCAGATGGTACAGACCTTTCTGCACTAGTTACTGCTGGTGCTTCTATCGATGGAAATGCCGTTAAGTTCAACCTGAGCAATGCTGGTATTCCTTCTGGTAAAGCTATCAGCGTTACTTTTGTAGGTGTAACTGATCACGGTGATAACTTGGTAAGCCCTAACCCAGTTACAACTTCCTTCACAAAAGGAATCAATGATGGTGTAGCTCCAACAGTTACTGCAGTAACTCCTGTAAACGCTAAGAAATTTGAATTGAAGTTGAGTGAGCAAGTTGAAGGCCTCACTGTAGACGACATTGAAATTGGTGGCGTTGCATTGGTTGCTGGTACTGATAAATTGACTCAAGATAAAACTGATAAGACTAAGTATGTTGTTGAGTTGAGTGCTGCTCAACAAGGTCTTGTAACTGTATCAATCGCTGCTAACAAATTTACTGATCTGTCTGGTGAACAAAATGCCGCGTTCAGTAAAATTGTGAACTTTACTACTGACTCTGTATTGCCAACTCTTGCTTCTACAAGTGTTGCTAAGAAAGACGGTAAAGAAGTATTGACTCTGACTTTCAGCGAAGATGTAACAGTTAATGCTGGTGCAGTAAGTGCTACAGCTAAGAAGGTTGTAGACTTTGTTACTTCTAATACTACACTCTCTTTCAACGCTTCTGATGTTAAAGCAGTTGCAGGTTCTTCGAAAGAGTTTACTATTGAATTGAACAAGGTTACTGAACCTGCTTCTGCACCATTGGTACAAGGTGCTTCTTACACTGTTGATCTTCCACTTAACTTTGTAACCGACACTGCTGGAAATCAAAACGTAGCTGCAACTGCAGCATTCACATTTACTCGTGGTACCGATGCTGATACCAAAGCACCTGCACTCGATACAACTTTCGATGCTGCTGAAACAGGTGATAACGTTGCTAGCAACGGTATTCTGGTTGTGGATACCAACACACTTCAAGTAAAATTTGACAAAGCAGTTGATGGTGCATCCGCAACAAATGCAGCTAACTACAAAGTTACTGGAGCAACTGTAACATCTGCTACATTGACAGCAGGTAATGTTGTTGAACTAAAATTGGCTGCTGATTCAAACACTTACACTGGTCTTCGTTCCGTAGAAGTTAGTGGTGTTAAGAGCAAAGATGGCGTTGCTATGACAACACACTCTACAAAAGAATACCTGAAAGAAAATGTTCGTCCAACTGTTTCTAGTGTTGCAGTTACTAGCATCACTCCGGATGACCCAGCAACTACACCTGCAGACGAATCTGCTTCTGTAGTAACACTCACTTTCAGTGAAGATGTTGTAGCTGGCGCTGGTGACGCTGCAGACTTTGACCTTTATGTTAAAGGTGTAAAAGTTACTGGAACAACTATTACAACTGCAGTTGGCGGTGCTAAAGAAATTGTAGTAACTATTGCAGGTAAAGCATTGTCCGAACAAGACTTTGCTAACGGTGTAACTTTGAAGGCTAAAGCAACTGCTGATATTGCAGATACTAACGGCAACAAAGCTAACATTACTACTGCTATTCCAGTTAACCTGTAATATCGGTTTGAAAGGGTCTACCTCGAAAGGGGTAGGCTTTTTCTTTTTGTTTGATTAAATATCCTTAAATTTCTGCTCTTTTTACTGAAAAAAAAAGAGCCTCTTTGGGCTCTTATCCTCCATACCTCTTCAAAAAATCCTCCACTGCCTTATTCATAACATCCTTCACCGTGTAACCTGTATTGTTTACGAATCCAGTCAGTCTATCCGAGAGCTGTGCCTGGATCTGTACCGTTTTCGTTACCGATGGTCCCCTATAGCGCTTCATATAGAGATCCTTTGGCTGATCAGTCACCATCATTAGCAACTGATCTTTATGCTGCAGAATTTCTTTGAGATTTTGAACCAGATCCATCGGCAAAACTTCCTTGTTTCTTTCCTCTTTCCTCACAATCTTCAGTTCTACCAAGTTCCCATTTGTTTCTTGCAAGTTCTTATCAGTTTCTTGGAGTGCCTGGCTTGTTTCTGTTTGCTGGCTATCATTTGCTATTGTCTGGCCATTTTCTTGTAATACATTGCCTGAATCTGCTGGCATATTTACAACCTTTGCTTGTTCCATATTGTTGCCATTTGCAAGTAAGATGTCTGAAGAAGATGAGGATTCGATAGACTTCAACAGCGGATCTTTCACATAATTTTTTAATGTCCAATCGAAACGGTAGCCGTGACGGCGCATATAGCCACTAACGCCACCTTTACCTTTATAACCAAGCAGATCAGCGATTTCCTCAGCAGAATGTCCCTCACGAAACAAATCAAGTATCACTTCAACGCGTTCATTCGATTCCACAGCTTGTACCTCCTATTTCCTATCATGATAGTTTTTCCAACGCTTCACGCAGATGCTCAGGCGTTGTATGTGTATAGATGGATGTTGCCCGAGGGGAAGCATGTCCAAGTAATTTACCGATCCGTAGCAAATCCACTCCGTGGTCCTTGTAAAGCGAAGTAGCAAATGAATGTCGTAAGACATGGGGAGTGACCTTCTTTGTAATGCCGGCTTCTTGAGTAGCCTTGTGCAGAATCACTCGTATGTAGCCGGTCGTGATCTTTGTCTCTGTTTTTTTGGTTACAAAGAAATGTGGATCACTACTCTTAGGCCGCACATGTTCTAGGTATTCTTTTAAAATCGGAGCTAGCTCTGGATGAAGGGGAATAATCCTGTATTTGTCTCCTTTTCCATGCCATACGGTTATAGTTGCCTCTTCGAGATTTACATCATTGATTTTTAGATTAGCCAACTCAGATACCCTAAGTCCTGTGTAACGCAGCGCCTGGATTAAGGTGTAATCTCGTCTACCGTGATCTTGATCCTGAGAAATGGCCGATAAAATGCGTTCTATTTCTTCCTTGGTGATAAAGCGAGGGATACTTTCTGGTTTTTTTGGCGCATCGATTTTCAGACTAGGGTTTTTGCTGATGTACTCTTCTCGTTCGAGGAAACGGAAGAATGAGCGAAAGGTAGCCACAGTACGGATGATACTGTTCGTCTTATATTGCTTTTCCTCGGCGACGTATCGTAGATACGAACGCAAATGAAATGGCTCTATTTCGTCAACAAATGGTTCCACTTTCCATCGCTCCAGGTAAAACCGGTGAAACTGCGAAAGATCCTTGTGGTACCCTGTATAAGTTTCTTTGCTTCGATTAACCTCAATTTTCAGATAGGTAACAAACTCATCTATCGCTTCAAATAATGCAATCAAATGAAAACACTCCTTTTTAAAGTTTAATTTTGCATGCAATTAGCTTGTATCGTAAAACATGGAAAGTGCCCCCAAAGTTCAGTTATTTCTTGGTTAAAGAAAAAGGCATGTCTATCGAATATTGGAAAAGGCCAAGACTTCTTCTAGATCTATAACGCGTATCAGTAGTTGGGTTGAATCAGGAAGTCTTGGGAGCTGCACTGATACCCGATTCTTCACCTGGGTTAGATTGATACCAACCTTTCCGAATTTCTCCGAGGAGCGAACAAGGTCTTCCAGACAAACAGAGAAAGAGAGGATATCTTCGGGAATCTCATCCACGTCCTTCTGTTCAAAGTCTTGATGAACAGAAAAGTATACGATTTCTTTTTCCCAAACGTCTTTATCTATGGTGACTACAAGCCAGATGGGATATGATTGATCGTCTTGATACTGGTTATACATCGTCAGAATCATTTTGCGTGTAACTCCTTCTGTTGTTTTCTATGTATTGCCAATTCATACAATGATTTAGTTTCGTCTGACCAATTAGAGGGGTCGGCCCTGCGATATTGATTTCTAACCTCGTTTTCAAATTTAAGCTGCTGCTTCCCGGAAAAGACACGGCGTTGTATCTGTTCCCAGCGCTTTCTAGCAAGTTGATGAGTAACCCGGAACTCTGAGGAGAGAACATGTATGATGTCGGCCTCATGTGAGGGCAGGTGGATCTGCTGTATCATGTAAAAAGGCAAGGCAGCGTAAAGTTGAAAATGATTTGCTTGTTCTTCCTGTAACTCCAAGAGCCCCCTGTTCATAGAAAGTTGATTACCAGTGTGTAGTAAGATGTGACTAAGCTCATGGAAGAAAGCTTCACGTGATTCAATAGAAGGTTTGTTGGCGTTTAGGAATACAGCAGCTCGATAGTCATCCCATATACCTTCTTCTTTTGCGCCTGGTAAAGACACAATAGTGATCCCGAAGACATCAGCTATTAAGTCAATGTCAATGTGGTCCGGAGATAAGATGTTATGTGATCGGTATAAAACCTCAACCTTATTTTCAAGAAAGGTTTTGTAGTAGAAATGTAACATGAAATTAGCTCCTAACCAAACGTATGTTCTGTTTTTGTTTCAAAAGAAAAGCCCAAGTACGGGCTATTTTATTTGTCTTTCTTTTTTAGGCTACGGAAGATTTCTAGTTGCAGATCTAGTTGTTTTTGTAGAAACTCTTTTTCCTCGTCAGTGGTGTTTTCAGGGAGCTCTAGAAAGGCTCTGTTTACTTGTCCATTTGAGTACGTTGATGAGGGATCGTTGGATCTACCTAGTAGGTAATCAGTGTTAACTTCAAAAACATCAGCCAGCTTTCCGAGTGTTTCATCGTCTAATTTCCGTTCCCCACGTTCGTACATACCAATAGCACTTCCAGAAACGCCAATCCTCTTGCCCAAGTCTTCTTGCTTCCATTTCCTTTTAGATCGTTCAATCCTAATTCTGTCGCCAACCGTTGGCATATTAAATCACACCCGTTACAACGTATTGTTGTATTTAGTATATCAAAAACAACAGAATGTGAAAATGAATACAACAAATTGGAGTATTTTCATTGACAAACAACAATTCGTTGTTTATTATAAGGACAGATATAACACATATTGTTGTTTGGAGGTGATGCCAAATGAGTAAGAGAACCAATTTAATTTCACGTAGAAAGCAACTTGGGTTACTTCAAAAAGATATTGCTGAGCAGATTGGATGTAGTACAAGTGCATATGGAATGTACGAAACAGGGGCTAGAACTCCTGACCTCAATACTGCCAAACAGATTGCTGATGTTTTAAAAACTACTGTTGAACAAATTTTTTTTGAAGATAAAAACAACAAAATGTGTTATTCAGCGCCGGAACCAGCGTGACTAGGAGGTACATATGAACCAATCCGATCCCAAAAAGCTTCAAGAAATCTTATCCCAACACAGACCAGTAGACCTTAAGTTAATGCTTTCACCCGTTAGACGAGCACCGACGCCACTGCGTAAAAGCCACCGGCCAGACGGCAAGAGACGAAAATAGCTCTGTCGGTTAAAGAAAAACCCTCGGTGAGCAGCCGAGGGAGTGTCTGGAAGATGAGCACAGTTTCATTGTACTTAGAAAACCAAATAGAAAAGAGGAGAACAGATGAGGAACAGTAACGCGCCGGTTAGCATTTACTCGCGGTCTCGGATCAGCGATATTTGCGAATACGCCTTCCGTCACCAAAGGACAGGTGAACATTTGACGTATGAGACGCTCGGGAAGAAGATCGGTCGATCGGCCAGGTGGGTTTCTGATGTAATAAACGGCCGAGCGACTCCGATGCGGGAGGACGCTGAGGATTTTGTCCAAGCTTGTGGCAATCATTATGCAATCCGAATGATTAAGCATCTGTATGGTGATGCTCCTCCGCCAACTGATCCACGTTTGATGGCTAGTCTGACGGTGTCACTCAATAATCTGATCAAACAATGCCGGGACGTTATCAAGGAGGCAGAAGTCGTGATTGAGTGGGAAAGAACCAGGCGCCCATGGCAGCCGGTCACTCAGGATGACGAACGGATTTTGACGCACCTTGGCAAACAAATCGAGGACCTTTTCCAAGCTGGTGACGACGTACATATCCTGATGGACGAGCGTTACGGAATTGATCCTGCGATACACCAACACAATTGGTTAGTTGAGGCGAGAGCGCACGAAATCGTTGTGAGAGATCCACGAGAATTAATGCGACGTGAGCGCCAAGAAATTCTATTTACAGGAGGGACACTTCTTTGACTGCATATTTGGGGCCAGAAACCTTGGAGATCCTTTCTGCAACGGATCGGGACACTATCCATACTGCTCTGATTGAGAAGGCCAGGCGGGATGCTCTTACACCAATCGATTTGCTGAAAGATAAGCGTTGGATACTTGCCGCAAAGATCAAGCGTGAGCAACCGGTGGATGAGGAAGAGTTGGGATGGATTATCAAGTCATTAAGGGAAAGAGCTGACCATTCTGAAAGTAAGGGGATGACGATGAACCCAGTGTATGACAGGGCAATTGCAGACAAGGTCGCAGAAATCAAGCAAGCGCGTGAGCAAATGATGGTTGAAAGCATAGCTTCTCGTTACAAAGAAAAAACCGCCTGCAGCGAACAGACGGCTTAGAAAAAATTCGATATCGGAAGAATACCACAATTCTACATAGGAGGACAAGTCATGAATCTAGATGATCGATTGAAAGAGAAAGGTATCGTGTCCAATGAGCTGCTGGGTGGTCAATTTGAGCGTATGGCCACATACAAAACGGATGGAACGCTCCGAATAGAGTCAACACCAGATTTTATTGCTGGGATCGGGTGGTCACCTGGTCAAACGATCGTATTGCAAAACTGGGATGAGATATGCCGCCTGCGTGATTTTCTGAACGGGTTGGTCCCTATACCGGTGTCAAAGCAGGAGGAGGGTTACCTTGAACGCGCCACTGCTTGACTTCCCAGAACACATTGAAAAGACGGAATTGATACGGCAGCAACAATTGCTCCCTTTGGCCTTCGATTCAGATGAGAGAACGGACAAATTAGCCTGGACTGTACGCGATGTGATCGAAGAGTTGGAACTCTTGATTGATATGCGTGCGACGATGGTGACGGGGGAATTCCAAGAAGGTGTAAGAGACCAGGCAAGACGGTTGTTCAAATAGTCGAAACCGGGGCTAATCCCCCTGGTCTGCCGGAGATGACCGCCCGGCACTGATGAGACAGGTCATACATAACGAGGTGAAAGAGTGGCGCAGGCAAGGAACTGCAACGGTCGCGTAGAGGTTGGGGCGCGGCAGCCTCGTGACTAAAGGTAAGGAGGTGAGATTATTGAATAAGCGGCTTCAATCCGATGATGTTCAAATATCTGAAGATAAGAAGAAGTGGATGCAAGCAGTTGGGATAAGAAAGTTTCATCGCCCAATGAGATATTACTCTCGAGCCGGTCACATTTATTCAGAGGAACACATAAGAGATACCCCGCTAGAAGAATTAATAGCAGGGTACGAAAAGACTTTCAAACAAACTAAATAAACGGGATCAACCCTTTAATCTTTGATAAGTAATCTAAAACGCTATCTAATCCGTTCTTGAATCTGTTTTCCATGTAGACTACAGCGGAGTCTGACAAGATCACAACGTATGCAATATCGTCTGCATAAAGGTTATCGAGGAGTCCTGCTCTGCCTAACTCTTTGCAGGTTTCGTCAACATCTGCATGGGACATATTCGGGATGATGTTCTGTTGAATATCTACCGAGCTTCCAAACATTTTAGCTTGTGCCTTAGACATACCGTCCTTCTTTTTCAAGCAATAGTGTTTATAGAGAAGGCAAATAAGGGCATCAGCATCTCTAGTTAAGTTTGTATCCAAGATTATCACCTCGTCTGCGGTTAGATTAAGAGAAATCGCTAATGATTCTATTCGACACGATTTTGGAAAAACCTACAAAAAATAATAGACCCAGCGCGGCAACGCTGAGTCTTCGGTCTTGATGCACGATTGGGAATCAAATTTATCGTAGCGGATAGACCCCCAAAAAACAAGTGGGAGGTATTTGCTTGAAAGTAACAATTGAAAAGCTGGTCATCAACGAATTTAAAGGCCACCGATATTTAGCAATCCAAGGTGGTCACCTAGTCGAAATCGAGGGTGACAACGGAAAAGGAAAGTCAACGATCGCGGATTCGATTTCCTGGCTACTTTACGGAACAGACGCAATGGGCATTAAGCTCGATCCTCTGCCCACCACATACCAGGGAGCTGAAACATATGTGGAAGCCCTCATCCATCTTGATCAAAAGCCTGTTTTGTTCCGGAGAACATTGGCCGGCGGCAAAACATCCTATCACCTTAACGAAGAGCCAATCAAGGCAAAACAATTCGAGGAATACATCAAGAGAATTGGTCTCAGGGAACAATTCCTCTCTCAATTCAATCCTATGTTTTTCACAGCACAGCATTGGGAGGAGCAGCGCAAGCAGCTCACTCATTATGTCCAGGAACCAACGAATGGCGAGGTTCTGGCAGAACTGTCTGCCGTCGAAAAAGACATGCTTGAGCCGGAGCTGAAGAAGCGTGAACTGGATGCTATCGAGAAAATCGCGCGCGAGACTGCCAAGAAATCCGAAGCGGAAGGAACAGCATTACGCGCTCGCATCCGTACCTTACAGGAGCAAGGCGAGGCCGACAAAGCTACCATTGAAGCTTGCCCGGTCGCGTTCAATCAGGTCGATGAACGAATGGCTGAGATCCGCGAAGAACTTACGCAGACGACGTCCTCAGGCATCAAGCAACGGCGGGTAGATCTTCAACGGGATATTGATCGCAAAATGAACGATGGTCGCCAACTCAAGAGTGAAGCTGACTATCTGGCCACACAGCCTGTTCCAGATATGTGCCCAACATGCAAGCAGGGGCTTCCACATTCTCACATAGAGAATGTGATGACAGCCCAACAGGTAAAGATCAACGAAAAGAAAACGGCGATGCTGAACCTGAAAACGGAGATTCAAAAGCTTAAGGCAGATTTGGACTTGCTGCCAGAAGACGAAGCAATCTTTGATCCAAAGCCGTTTCTGGACGAAATAGCGATGCTCGAGCGGGTAAAGGCTGCGGCAGCACGGATCACTGAAATGAACCAGAAAGTAAACGAAGCAGAAGAAGCAGCAAAGACGCAAAGCAAGGCATTCGCACATGCCAACTACATGATCAGCTGCGTGAAAAACTTCCGTGCCAAGCGTGCAGAACTGATGGTGATGAAAATCAACAATCTCTTTACCACAGTGTCGGTCCGCCTGTTTGATCATGTGAAATCGACAGATGATTACAAGCCAACGTTTGAGATAGAGCGCGGCGGTGTTCCATTCAGGTTGCTGTCCCTTTCGGAAAAGATGAAAGCAGGCCTGGAAGTAGCCACAGCCCTTATGAATCTGTCCGGTAATCACTTTCCAGTTTTCATCGACAACGCAGAAAGTGTTGTGGAGATCCCGAGGGTTCCGTCACAAGTATTCATCTCTCGCGTTGTGCCTGGTCCTTTGAAAATCGAAACTACTGCTAAACAGGAGGCGAAGGCTTCATGAGTCAAAACGCTATCGCGCAGGTGGCTACAAATAATGTGGTCCCTGCTTTCACCAAGGAAGAGCGCGATACGCTAGTCAATACTATTGCGCGCGGTGCGACACCGCACGAACTATCCTTGTTCATCAACATGTGCCAGTCGGCGCAATTAAATCCGTTTCTGAACCAGATCTACTTCATCAAGTACGGAGACAAAGCCAACATTCAGATCAGCGTGGAGGGCATCCAGGCGATCGCAAGGCGCCGTGAGGATTTCGCTGGCTTTACGGCAGAGGTTGTGAAAGAAAACGACCATTTTCAAGCTGATGTGATAAAGGCCGAGGTGGAACATAAGGTTAATGGATTTACCCGCGGGAAGACTGTCGGCGCGTACTGCATTGCTCATCGTAAAAACTTCCCTTCTGTATTGGTCCTGATCGGTAAAGAAGAAACGAAGGCGATGGAGACAGGTAACAACAAGAACATGTGGGCCAATTACTACGATGACATGATTCGCAAACATGCGATCAAGCGAGCGTTAAAGCTCCAGTTCGGTATCGAGATCGGAGAGGACGAGCAGCAGAGCGAGCCCACCTCCAGCATTCCGACGTACCAACCAGACCAATCCAAGCCAGTGATTGATATGACGCCTACGAAGACGATCGAAGTCGAAGAAGGGGAGCGTATCGATCCAGAGGTCGAGATGAAAAAAGGATGGGAAGAAATTCGTAATCTGAGTGAGCAAATGCAGTATACCGAAGATGATCTGAAGGCATTCATCAAGGAGAAAACCGGAAAAACAGCTCGTCAATTGAAGCTTCCAGAAGTCATTGGCCTCCGAAAAATTATGGAGCTCGAGATCGCTTCACAAACCCGCGGCCAGCACAACGATGGACAAGCGGATGAAGATGATTTCAACCTTTTTGACCAGCCGTGAGGGGGAAACGGGATGAAGACACGGGGATTACAGCTGAAAGAAAAGCAGTTCCTGAAGCACCTATTGCCAAAGCTCCAACCGGACAACTGGTTGATCCGGAAGAAGCTGCCGACCGAATGGCATCTGGAGCATAAAGTGACGGGGACGAAAAAGGTCGTTCCTCTCTGCTCCGCGTGACTGTGGGGGTGAGAAGCATGAAAGGTCAAGAATACGAGCTTCGGTTCATGCGCTGGAAGGTCTCAAAAACCTTTCGGCGCAACGGTGAAGAATGGGCGGTGCTGAAAGGCAAGGGGAGAAGAAAGCTCCACATATGGGAAGTCCCCTTGACCTTTCTGGAGGTAGTGAGCCATCGACGAGTGTCATGAGAGGAGGCAGGGGATGGGCATATCAGAATACGGGACAACGGGGTTTTTTGTCCTCCCCCGTTCATCCTGGCGATCAAAAAGGGACAAGCTGCTATTTTTCGACTTGGTCGAGCAGGCGAACTACAAAGATACGGCTGGATGTAAGCGGGGGCAGCTCATCACCTCTACACTCCAGTTGTCGAAGGATACAGGATGGACGGATAAGCAAATCAGGGGTTCATTGGATCATTTGAAGCTGCAGGGGCTCATCTCAATCGAGTCTTTCAAGGATCGTAAGAGGGGAATTCGGATTACCATCATGCATTACGACCAGTTCCAGAACCTCGATTTTTACACCAAAAAGGGCGAATTAAAGGACGAATTAAAGGGCGAATGCGAGGGCGAATTAGCACCTCTAGAAAAGCCTTTAGCACCAATGGTTCATGGCACATCAAAAGAGGATGAGGGCGAATTGAAGGGCGAATACAAGGGCGAATTTGAGGGCGACTCCTTAACTACAGTATTAACTACAGATAAACAACAAAAAGAATTAAAAGACTTATGCGAGCAATTGGCAAGTTTGGAGCATGTTGAATCCTTTGTTGACTCGCAAATGCTCGTCAACCCCATATCCACTTTGCCAAGAAAACTCTTCACTGAATACTTCAACACCATCCGCCTGACGAGAGCAACGGGACGGATCGCAACCAGCAAAGCCAGGAAGATATGGGACAAGATTTTGTCGTATTGGCAAAACAAGAAACTGGCAGATAACCCGGACGGTCGGGCAGCTATTATCCTATACGCACTCAGTGTTCACATCATGCAGCATGACGATAAGCCGGAAGAATACACCTACGGAATTATCAGGAGAACGACTGAATACGAAGCTCGTCAGAAGATGCTAAAGCTCAGGAATCAGGGAGGTGCAAGCCGTGAAGTCGCTCCAACAGGTACTGACTCAGGACGGGCAGAGTATCACCAGAAGCGTAGAAGTTTCTAAACCGCCTGCAAGGAAGTGTCCTCATTGCGGTACACATCTTGAACCGAAACGCTTTGAGATGTTTGGTCAAGTCAGATGGGGCTCCGTTACCTGCCCATGCGAAACAAAGGCAAGAGAGGCTCTTGAGGCGGAAAAGAAGCGACGTGACTGGCTAACCTTATGCCAAGAGTTTACGAGCCGAGACAAGCTTATCCCAAGAGCAACGCTTGGGAACTACAGCAGGCGCCCTGGACGAGAGAATGCACTCAAAATAGCTCAGAACTTCGCGGATACATACAGCGAGTGGCAAAAAGAGCGTCCGGGTTTGGGAATATACATCAACGGTACAAATGGCCTTGGAAAGACCCACCTGCTCACCGGAATCTACAGGGACTTGATCGGGCAGAGAGCATCGGCAGTATTCATGACGACCTATCACATGTTCCAACGGTTCAGAGAGGTTGCCAAGGTAGAGGATTACGAGTACGAGCGTCGGCTCCTGAAGGTCCTCTACACCTGCGATGTTTTACTCTTGGACGATGTGGGTGGAGAGGTCCCATATGACTCCCGAGCAGAGAAATTGCTGGACGTCATTAATGCGAGAAGCAAGAAGCGTCCCATCATTTACTCCAGCAACCTGACACCAGAAGGGTTGGAACACTGGATGGGTAATCAGGGCACGAGGATTGCAGATCGCATCTTTGAAAACTCGGTCACCGTTACGCTGAATGGAGAAAGCGAGCGCGGCCTTATCAACGACAGACATCATGACTGGCTGGCTGGGAGGGTGAAGGGGCTTGGATAACATCGCGACAGAAACCGAGTTAATCAGTCCATCCCTAATGAGTATGCAGGCTGAACAGAGTGTAATCGGAGCGCTGTTTTTGAATCAAACATACTTCCCATTGGCATTCTCTATCTGCATGCCAGAGGACATGTATTCCACTCAGCACCAGCACATTTTTAAGACGATGGTGACACTCAATCAAAAGGGTCGGCCTATTGACCTTGTTACAGTTACATCGGAACTACAGGACGACAAGCTGTTGGAGGAAGTGGGGGGCGTCACGTATTTGACAGAGATCGCGCGGTCCGTTCCCACTGCGGCCAATGTTGAACACTATGCCCGTATCGTTCGTGAGAAGGCAAACCTACGAAAGCTTTATCTGGCTGCTCTCCGGCTGCCGAGGCTAATCGAGGAAGAGGTAGACCTGGCGGCTGCTGTGGAGACCTTGGAAAAGACGCTCCAAGAAGTAGCTGTGAGTTCCCAAAGCAAAGGATTTCGTCCTACCAAGGATGTGCTGCTCAATGTCTACGACAGCATCGAGCAAAACGCGAATAACGAACTGGGTGAGGTAACAGGTTTGCCAAGTGGTTTCCGAGACTTGGATCGGCTAACACGAGGCTTGCAAAGATCTGATTTGATCATCGTTGCAGCTCGTCCTTCGGTAGGAAAAACAGCTTTTGCATTAAATGTCGCACAGAAAGCAGCAGATGAAACAACAGATCCAATCGCTATTTTCTCGCTGGAAATGAGTGCGGAACAACTTCTGCAACGTATGATCTGTGCGGAAGGCAACATCGAGGCAGAACGATTAAGAACAGGCAAACTGCAGGCTGATGATTGGCTGAAACTCACGAACAGCATTGCCAGTTTATCCAAGAAACCGATCTTCATAGACGATACCCCTGGTATTACGGTAAGTGACATCAAAGCGAAGGCCATGCGCCTGATGAACGAACACGGTGGTAGGCTTGGGGCCATCCTGATTGATTACTTGCAGCTGGTACGATTGAGGACCAAGACGGGCAACAGACAGGAAGAAGTCTCGGAAATCTCAAGAACTCTCAAGAGCATTGCTCGAGAACTAAACGTACCCATCATCGCATTGTCGCAATTGAGCCGGTCCGTCGAGCAACGGCAAGACAAGAGACCGATGATGTCAGACATTCGGGAATCGGGCTCCATCGAGCAGGATGCGGACATCGTGGCGTTCCTCTATCGGGATGATTATTACGACAAGGAGTCGGAGAACAAGAACGTGATCGAGGTCATTATCGCGAAACAACGTAACGGCCCAACTGGAACCGTCGAGCTGGCTTTCCTGAAGGAGTACAACAAATTCGTTGATCTAACACGCCAGATGAGTATCAAGGATGTTCACGGTGGCCAAGACGATGAGGAGGATGACGATGCTCCATGGCGGAGGAAATAAACGGAGTGACTGAAGTAATCCCGGTAAAGGTACCAATCCCAGCAAAATTGCTAGCAATAACAGACATGAATAAGCGATCAGCTGCTATGAAAGAGTGGTGGGCTGCATACGCAAAAAGGTACCCCGATTACAAAGCTGTACGAAAAGACAACCATTTTGTTTACATGGTGAAACGAAAAGGAGGAGAGACATCTTGAGATTATTGCGAGAAGTTTTATTGAGCAAATTACTGCGACTTGGAATAACAGAAGCATGCGGTAAGCCTGTGGAAGAGGCATCCCTGGCTGAGCTTCAGGATGAGTGGGCTCGATTTGAACGGAAGCGCAATGAACGGAGAGGCGCTTGATCCCATGATGAGTAGGTTGATTATCCCTCTGCTGATGGAAAAGAGACGCCGAAACAAAACGACAAAGCAGATGGAAAATATTTGGGTCGTGCCTACATGGAACCACCTTTACACGATCGTTCAAAATCGGCCAACGCTCGGTAAATGGGGGCAACTGTACAAAGAGCGGGTGTCGGAGGCTGCTGTGGATTGGGCAATGGATTACGATTGGGAGCCGGTAGTAGGCCGGAAAGTAATCCTTCGCGTTTGGATCTACTGGAACGACGCCAAGTCGAAGGACTGTCATAACACGGATAAAGCTTGGGCTGATGCTCTGGAAGGGATCATCTACGAAGATGACAGTCAGGCATTGATTCAGTATCAGGATTTTCAAATTGACCGGGTAAACCCGCGAATCGAAATAGAGCCGATTGCTGGCGGTCTGATTGAGAAGGACAAGCTCACACGAAAAAACAAGCCATCTAAAAATCAGTTAGTACTCGACATATAAAAACTGAGGGAGAGTGTGGAAGATGAGCTACATGGAATTTAAACCGCTGGTGAAGAAAGTAAACCTGAAACCAAAGGGTATCGTTGAGATTGTTTTGGAAACGAGCATTAGTGATCTGCAGGGCAAGATTGATCCGCTGAGCAGCATGATCGATCGCAGAGCGGAAGCGACGCTAGATTCGCTGGTTGTTAACTATAACGTTGCGATTAACACCCAAACCAATAAGCCTGTGATTGGATACAAAGTGGACGACACTGGAATTGTTCATGAAGTGAAACCAGAGGGAGAACAGCTTGAAGCGGAATTGGGTCTGCCGAAAGAGAAAATCCCGACAAAAGAGGAACAAGAAGAGGCAGAACGTACCGTCATCGATGATTTCATTCGCGAGGGATTTGCTCCACAATTTGATGATTTGCCTTATGACTTCCAGAATATCATTTCTCGGAAGCTGGCGGGTGAGACTTACATGAAAATTGCTTCTGAACTTGAAATGTCGAGTGGTAAGATCGTGGATCTTGTCGACCAGTACCGCAGCCGTGTCGCTCCGATGGCATTGAAATGGGACGAGTGGAGAAAGGGCAAGGATAAGCCAAAGGCAGCAAATGACAGCGAAGAAAAACCAGTCGCACAAGATGACGCACCAGCTACGGACAATGAGCAGGAACCGGCAGCACCTGCTGAAAATGGTGTATCTGATAGCCACGAGTTTGCCATCTTTGATGACGAGGGCGAGGAGGTAGACGATTCCCTACCTGTGTTTGGAGAAACGTCGAAAGAATCTGGAGATGTGGACAGTGGTGAGAACGTGTCGGTAACTCCAGAGGCAGAGGGCACCATCGATAAAGAGGCAGTAGAGAACTTCATTCTGAGCGGACAAGCTCCAGTGTTCGAAGAGATCACATACGACTTCCCTGCATTGCTCTCCCGCCGACGCGGTGGCGAGACTTGGATCAAAATTGCTGCATCTATCAATATCTCTTCCACCAAGCTGCAAGCGGCGTGGTCGAAATACAAGAAGCTCGTAGCTGAACATTTGGCGAAGCAAAACGGGGAGGAGCCAGGGGCAGCGTAATGCTGCTCCACTCCCCAAGAAAGGCGGGATCATATGACAGCCATAAAACCTAAACCGGATCACCCTTGGAAACGTGGAATTATCACCAGACAGGTGAATGAACATATTAAGCAGTCGATCGTTAACCCGAAAGTGAACAATTGGAAAGTTGGCGGAGCAAGACAGCCTTGGAACGGGAGGGGGACGAAATGAAAACAACTTTTACCTCCCTGCACCTTTTCTGCGGAATCGGCGGAGGAGCGTTGGGATTTCAACAAGCGAAAGAGGAATGGCGCGGAGCGGTAGGACAAATCCAGACAGTTGCAGGAATTGATGCTGACCCAGACGGCTGCGCGGATTTTGAAAGGATCACTGGAGCGCCAGCATATCGAATGGATTTGTTCAGCAAGGAGCAATATCGTGCTTTTCATGGGCAGGAGCCTCCAAATGACTGGCAGGAGGTCGGGCAAGATGATATTTGGAGGGCTGCAGGTAGTCGTTCACCTGACATCGTTTTTACCAGCCCGCCCTGCAAAGGGTTCAGTGGTCTGCTTCCGGAAAAATCAGCAAAAACAATGAAGTATCAGGCGCTAAATCAGCTGACAGTCAGAGGCTTACGCTTATGCCTGGAAGCATTCGAAGATGATTTGCCGGCCCTTTTCCTTTTGGAGAATGTCCCTCGAATTACCTCAAGAGGAGCTGCGCTGCTTAAAGAGATCAAACAGCTTCTCAACAAGTATGGCTACGTTTTCCACGATGAAAGTCACAACTGCGGAGAAATTGGAGGTCTTGCCCAGCATCGTCGCCGTTATCTCCTGATCGCTCGTAATCCTCAAAAGCTTTCTAATTTCATATACAAACCGCCTTTCCGACGTGTTCGAGCTATCGGAGAAGTGATCGGACCACTACCGTTGCCGAATGACCCGGCAGGGGGTGCGATGCACAAGCTGCCGAATTTGCAATGGAAAACGTGGGTAAGGTTGGCTCTTATTCCGGCTGGGGGAGACTGGCGGGACCTCGAAAAGATTGATTGGAAGAACTATAGGATTGCCTATGAGCCGCGTAAAGGCGCGATGGGGGTTGGAGCATGGGATGAGCCAAGCGGAGCCGTTACAGGTGCCCCTGGCTTCGGGAGAAGTAACAGCATGCAGGCCATTTCGGATCCACGTTTGAAACTTGAGAGCATGTATCCAAGCGGTTATGGGGTGCAGGATTGGGAGAGTCACTCCCAGACCATTCGTTCAGCAGGACGAATCATGAATGCCCCTGTTTCTATCTCTGATCCGCGATTGAAAGAGAGAGGTAGTCGTCATCCAGGGGTTTACCGGGTTGAAAGTTATGATGAATCGGCATCCTGCGTCACGGGGACCCGATTTGGAAGCGGCGCTCCTGCGATCAGCGATCCGCGAACAAAATTCAAAGACGGAACACATGGAGCAATTTATCGTGTCATGCGGTACAACGAAGCTGCTAACACGATAACTGGAGCTGCTCGCCCTAACAATGGCGCGCCTTGCATCGCAGACCCACGCCTTGGTGTGGATAAGGGATACACGAACAAACGCCAGATCCTTGCCTGGGATGGCCCGGCCAGTACGGTGACCGGTACACCTGACATTCAATCGGGAGCACAAAGCATAGCTGACCCTCGCCTTGGATGTACGCCTCGATCCGGAACGCTGGGGGTACAGAGCTGGGACGAGCCTGCCAAGACTGTTATCGGCAGTGGTGATATTCATGCTGGAGCCGCAGCAGTAGCTGATCCACGCATTCCTGCTGATAACGAGAGGGGAACGTGGATCATCATTGCGGAAGATGGCACATGGCACCGACCTCTTACCACTTTTGAGTTGGCAATGCTGCAAGGTTTCCCTGAATTGTTGCATGACGGCACACCTTTTGAGCTGGTAGGTAGTAATGATGCCAGATGGAGGGAACGTATCGGGAATGCAGTGCCCCCAGCGGCTGCCAAGGCGATAGCAGAAACCATCTTACGATCGATGTTGGCAGAACAGGATGGGACATGGATGATGGCTGCGGAGGAAATTTGGGTGAAACCCGAGGAACAACCAGAACCAGCCCAATTGGTTCATTGAGGATAGCGTTGACCGTGGCCGCCAAGTAGCTCTCGGATATGGTTGTAGACCCTGACATGTAGATCTGGGAAGACCAAAGCTACCTCACCGTCATCAAGGTGCAGTCGATCGGATGGTTGCTCGATAGCAAACGGAATCTCCATAGCTGTCAGTGCTTCTTTCAAGTAACTAATCTCTGACCAAAGGACAGAGTAGTAGAACGATTTTTCCAATGTACCCAACTCCTTTGTGGTCATTATGCCACGAGGAGTTGAGACAAAAAAACAAGGGATTGTCTCCCTTGTTATGGAGTCTATATTCTGCCGTCCTCTAAAAAAAAGTTACTGTATAAGAAAGATATTCTAGTTGCATGTCGCATTTCGTCAGTCATTGCTTCAAAGAAAATTTTCCTGACGAAAGGGTCATTCGACCCGAGGTAGACTTTTTGATAAAATTCCGCTGCTTCTTGTTCGTCATCCATAGCCTTCTTTAGTCCAGACACATAATCAGTTGGTAACTTTCCGTGGTGCACACTCGGTTCTTTACCAGTGAGGTGACGATACAAATTCGAGAAGTTTACGATGTGCTCAGTTCTTTCATCACTCTCGATTTGCTCAATGTACTTTCGGTGATCAGGAGGCGCCATTGGTATTAATGCACGATAAAACTGAATCGCTTCATACTCACCTTGAATCGCCTTTTGCAAATCTTGGATGAGTTGATAATAGTCATTTCCACTGGACATAAAATCATCTCCTAGGCAAGTTATCCATTTAGCCTATTCATCGGAGCAATTATTTGTATGGGCAGTTGCCCATACCAGAATTAACAAAATGTGTAGGGAGGAAAGAGAGATGGAAGCAGTTACCGCAAGAGCAGTGGCGTCTGCTAAATTCTACGGGTTTAAATTCTTTGAGGTACACCTTAGAAATCCCGAGAATCGTTTAGTCGGAATAGTGAACATGCACCTTAATCATTTGAAAGAAAAGGGCGTAGTCAAAACACTTAACTCATTCAAAAAGTTAGATGCTTGGCTTGAGACGGATGATGGCTTGAATTATGCCAAAGAGCTGCTCGCGAAAAAGAAGCAGAGAGAAAGAAGCTACTTATCACAATAGTTATTGAGGGAAGAGGGCGAGAACGTGGATAAAGAAAAGGTTTGCGTGATGTGCAGGAAGCGCGAAGGGCAGAATCTTAGCACAGCAGGGCGCTGGTTCTGCCAACCATGCACAGATTCATTGGAGCCTGTTGAATCGGAGGAGGATGACGAATGACCGAGCAGCAAATCGTTCTAACTCTGGCAACTAAGATCATGGGGTGGAAACGTTACGGAGAAACAGATTTTTGGTATGGCGATAACGGTAACTTGTTTGATTCGTCTCTTTGGAACCCACTCCAAAACATAGCCGATGCGTGGATGATTATGGAGAAAATCAAAGACACGGATATTGGAGACGACTTTGATGATATTATGGATCACTTCAACCTAACGCAGATCACGCCTGAGAAAATCGGCAGAACAGTATATTGCTTAACACAACGGTAATTATGATAAATGGAGGCGAATGGTATGGAATTCAAGATTTTCGGAGTAGGCGAGGATTATACGACATACGTAGTATCGCAAACGAAAGAAGAGGCTCTGGAACTATGCAACTCACTCGTTAGAGAAGAGGACCAGACGCCAATCGAAGAGGTGTCAGAAGTTTCTTTCGAGAGTAGCGGAAGATTCGAAACAGAGAGCGGTTACCAAGAAATGACGTTCGGGGAGTTTTTGGGCAAAGATTTCGTTTATGAGAATCCGACGATCATTTGTTGGAATGAGTGATTAACACATCACACGATGTGATAAATCAAAAATAAAACACCCAAATTTAATTGAGTGTTTGCAATTACAACGTTCGTTTTATTATGTTAATGGTCATTTGTATCTAGTATCAAAATAAATTCTTCAACGTCTTCAGTGCGTGCGTTGGAAAACCCCTTGTCCTCGCCGGAAATCTTGAAATTGCATTTTTGTAAGACGCGGATAGAGGCGATATTGTCTTTGGCAACACGGGCATAAAGGGGCCGCGTCTTTACGTGATCCAGAAACTTTGAGAGTGCTTTGGTTGCGATGCCGTTGCCCCAGTATTCCTTTCCGATCCAATAACTGACTGCTGGCACACCGAACTGTTCAAAGTTCGAGATGTGGCCAACTATATGCCCATTGAAGAGTATAGTCTTTTTTTGGATAGTTTTGTCGCCTAAAACCTTGACCCAGTGGGCAGTGAATGCATCCCGATCTGTTGGGTCCTTGGCAGTAAAGGCTGCCATATAGTTTGCTGCTGAGTCAAGTTGTTGCACGAAAAATACGGGAAGATCCTCCTCTATGACATCTCGTAACTGGACATCGCTTGTCACTATGTTTTCCAAAAAAATCACCTCTTGTAATTAATTGAAAAAATTATAACAGACAGATTGTTTCAAAGACAAATACGGTTATTTAACACATCATTACTTTTGATAAGGAGTGAAAAGAATGGGTACAGCAATTGAATGGACGGACGCAGTTTGGAACCCAGTCACAGGCTGCAGCAAGGTATCAGAGGGTTGCCGCAATTGCTATGCTTTTGCACTCCATGACATGCGGCACAAAGCGTTCCAGGAGGGCAAGAAGCTGCCGCAGCAGTACGCAAAGCCTTTCGGTGAAATTCAGCTTTTCCCGGAGCGATTGGATCAACCGTTGAGGTGGAAGAAGCCGCGCCGGATATTTGTTAATAGCATGAGTGATCTATTTCACGATCAAGTACCAGATGAGTATTTGGATCAAGTTTTTGCAGTCATGCTGGCATGCGCAACCTTGGAAGTAAGGAATCACACCTTTCAAATTCTCACAAAACGACCAGAAAGAATGCTGAAATACTTCACTGACCGGGAACCATCAGAATTGGTAAAAGCATGGGCAAAGGCTGGTGATGGCTGGATTCACGTTGGGGATGGAGACATGTATTTCTCTGAATACATCGGATCTCGGACCAGATACGAATGGAATGAGGATGGAACAGCTAAAGCAGGTAGTGAATTCAAACCATTCGGACACCTATCGGGAGTATTTCCTTTACCGAACGTCTGGCTTGGGACAAGCGTAGAGAATCAGAAAGCAGCAGACGAACGAATACCGTTGCTTTTGCAGATACCTGCAGCTGTGCGGTTCCTGAGCTGCGAGCCGTTGCTGGGGCAGGTTGATCTTGAGTTTTGGACGCAATTCGAGCATCCAGACAATGAGGGATATGGCTTGGAGGCCATAAAAGGCTTGGGTTGGGTGATTGTCGGAGGTGAGTCGGGAACGAACGCAAGACCGATGCATCCCGAATGGGTAGAAGGCTTGAGGGATCAGTGCGAGGAATATGGAGTGCCGTTCTTCTTCAAACAGTGGGGAGAGTGGGCGCCGGTGCATGAATTACGCTGCAATGAGCCAGGAATCAAAGGGAAGCAGTGGTTCAATTTTGACCCTGACACATCCGTCTGCAGGATCGGCAAGGAAAGAGCAGGTCGTCTTATGGATGGACAGGAGTGGAACCAATGTCCGGGAGGGGATCGGGATGCAAGCAGGACGTGAAAATAAATTCCGAGGGATGGACATCGCAGGAGAATGGCATTACGGGAATTTGGCAGTTCTTCGCAAAGCATACAGAGGCATCAAGGCTGGGAGCTACATATCAAACGAAGCAGGAGTACCATTTGCTTACGCTGTTAGACTGGAAACAGTTGGGCAGTATTCCACTATCCTTGATATGAACGGCAAGGAGATCTACGAGGGGGATATTGTGCAATACAAGATGGGCGAGAATAATTGCGTCGGGACTATAAAATTCGGAGAATACGAGCAAGATGGAAGCGGTGGGGAATATAACACAATAACTTGCTTGGGCTTCTTCATTCATCGGCTGAAGATCATTCCAACGGTGTGGGATATCGAATTTGACGGACCATATTATCGTGAAGAAGAACAGCAAGTATCACCGAGTAAGACTGAGATCGTTGTTATTGGTAACGAATGGCAAAACCCTGAACTTATGGAAAAGGGTGCGTAATGCAAGCGTGAGATAAAAAAAAGCCCCCAAGCGGGAGCCTCTAAACGTTTTCTTTTGCCAAGAAAATTATACCACGGGCTTTCCGCGAGGGGGAATGAAAGATGAGCGCACAGGTACAAGAGCAAATGTCATTTCTGCAACCGGTAAACGAGACAGAAGTCAGAAAGGCAGTTGTGAAGGAACTGAAAGAATACAAAGCCCTCCGTGTTGCTGTACAAAACAAACAGGAACTTAAAGAGAAGGGCATAGGTCAACTGTTTCCACGGCTCCAGCAAACAGAGACGATTAACGAGCTAAAGGCGAAACAAATAGAACGAGCGTTGCAATACTCTTTGGATGAGATAGAGCGTCGGATCATCGAAGAGAAATATTTAAGCACATCCAGGGTAAAAGACATCACGGTGTATATAGAGCTCAATCTTACAAAAGACCAGTATTATGAGAGGAAAAAAGACGCAATCGCACAAATTGCTAGAGCACTCGGTATGATCTGAGTGCCTTTTTTATGCTGAAAATCGTCGACAAAATCCCGACAAAATACGGGATAAAACCCGGACAAAATCAAGGATATTTTGCTGGACGTTTTTACCAACGCGAATCGGTAATCTTGAGTCAAGAGCAAGCCACACAAGCTCTTGGGAGATACCGTATCGCTCCCTTATCAAAACGGTACTCGGGGCGAAACGTAGGGATGATGATCGCTGCAGTCAACCAGGCAGAGCAGCAGGAGTCCTATTTGCGCGCATGACGATGAGAGCATGCACATTCCTATCAGGAGTGTTAGGTGCGGCGGACGCTACGGAGGAATAAGATCTTCTGTTTGATCTTTGTGTATGTGTCCGTCGTGATCACGATTCACATGACTCCCATCTGCCTGGGTGAACGTTGAGAGCGACAACGTACTTTTGGGATTTACCGGACAGGGGATTACACGCGAGACCTACGGCTCCGGCCCCTTGCCAGTACCTCTCATACTTTGTACTGAATTAGCCTTATTACATAATGGAAATCCACACTATTTTCCAAAAGAAACTTGAATAAAATGGCATAGGTCTTTATATTTAGAGTTATGCAATATGAAAAGTAAACAATCATATTGCATTAAAAATTCATGGGAGGAGTTTGGTAACGGATGGTGGTAAATGAATGATGATCAGTAGTTTCGAAGGTAGTTTCGAAGGGATCGACGTGTAGTCAACTTTTGCATCTGAGTATTTAACCTGGTATATTGGCAGCTCCTTTGGTGAAAAATACCTATTTAGAGGAGCCGGATGGTAGAACGTTCTTTGAGTTCTTTCTCAGCGCACATATTCGCAATTAGTCATCTGAAAGGTCAACGACTGCCATTGTTGACCGAAAGCAAAAAAGCTCGCTAGGACTGCCATCCTAATGAGCTTTTTCTTATGTAGAGTAATTACTTGCGACCTAGACTAGCTAGCCTTGCTCCTACCCATCTCTATTAGTCAGAGAGACATTTTATGGTCTTACAGGGACTGCCATCCCCGGAGCCGATAACTTGATAGCCCTTAGCAACAAGTTTTTACCCTAGTGGAGTCGATATTTAGTTATTGTTAATGCAGCTTACAAGTCAATCGTTACTGTAGTAGGTTATGAAGGCCAAGAGCGTTCTGGCTGTTGTCATTAGAAACGTACCGATGTTCCACCAGGTGACGTTCTTCGTGTTGTCCGTATTCTTCTTCATTTTTGTTCCGTTGTTCTTTCTCATGCGCTTTTTCATACTCGCATACCTCCTCAAAGTAGGTGGGTAGCGACAGGACTATTCTACCAATTATTACAAGCGTATTCTAGTATAAATAGAAATTTATTACTATTGGGGGTGGGTGAAATGTAGTGCGTCAGTTTGTTGACACCGGGACGGGAGAATTATTCTATGAAGAACAAATCCTCCGGCGAACCGATGAAATCGTAAAAGTATTCCGGCCCGCTGGCCGCAGTTCAAAATTCGTAAAGATCAAAGCCAGCCAGAAGGCAAAGCGACGGCTCAGGAAGCTGTCACTCGCTGAGGCTGGTTTTTTGTTGAAAATAGCGCCGTATGCCAGTGAGGGAACCAACCTCCTTGAAGGCGATAACGAACGCGGCCAGAAAGGCATTCCTCTATCAGTAAAAGACCTGGCACGCATCGCTGACTGCTCCTACCCAACAGCCCGCAAGATAGTGAAGACATTCATTGAGCTGCACGTCTTACGCCGAACCGATCTGGAAGGACGGTCAGCATTAGCAATCAATCCGTTATATGCTCTCAACGGGAAGACAGCAGAAGCGTGGCTCCTGCAGCTGTTCAAACAGGAGATCACTGAAGCTGGCGAAGACCCCAATTTGGACTGAGGGGGTCGCCAGAAGCCAACAGGCTCCAAAGCCTTACCACTAAAAGCACCAGCCTCGTTTTTTACGGTGCTACGAAACGTATACTTTTTCGCCCGAATAGTAGTCGTTTCCTTACACCAAAAATATACGGCACCAGCCCAAATGCAACAAGGCTTTCAGCCGTTTAGGGGCTGGCAATATTCTTTATTCTTACTTTATTGCCACGAAGGAGCTGAACAGTATGGATATACGGAAAATACCCGTCTCAATGATCAAGGCTGCTGAGTATAATCCAAGGACCAATCTGCAACCCGGTGATCCCGAATATGAAAAGCTAAAGCGTTCCCTCGAGGAGTTTGGTTACGTTGAACCTCTTGTCTGGAATGAGCGTACTGGAAACCTCGTTGGTGGACATCAGCGATTCAAAATCCTGACCAACGAACAACATGCTGCAGAGGTAGAGGTCTCAGTCGTTAATCTGGATGACACCCGAGAAAAAGCGCTCAATCTGGCACTGAACAAAATCAGCGGTGATTGGGACGAAGAGATGCTTGCCCAACTACTTGCAGAGCTGAGGGATGAACTGGATGTCGAGCTAACTGGATTCGATACGGACGAAGTAGACAAACTGATTGAACAGTTTACGTTCAAGAGCGACGCTGACACAGAATTCACCAACAAAGAGCTCGACCTGGACGATTTCGCTGAGGACAAATTTGATTGTCAGTGCCCTCGATGCGGCTTTGTCTTTAATCCCAAAGACCCTATCCCTGTTGAAGAAGGGCATGACGAAGATGAAGCATGAATGGGATTGGAGCTTGGCTGATCTATCCAGCATCCCGAAGAACGGGCGAAAGGTTTTCTCCTGCTTCTCCTGTGGTGGAGGATCGACCATGGGGTACAAGCTGGCCGGATATGAAATGCTGGGAAATGTTGAAATTGACCCGCAAATGATGGCTCTCTACAAGCGGAATCACAAACCACGTTTCCCTTTTCAGATCCCGATACAGGAGTTTAAAGCAATCCCTGACGACCAGCTGCCGGCGGAACTGTTCGACCTTGATATCCTGGATGGCTCACCTCCATGCAGCGTTTTCTCGACAGCAGGTAAGCGCGAGAAGAAATGGGGGAAGGAGCATCACTTTAGGGAAGGGCAGGCAAAGCAAACGCTTGATGATCTGTTTTTCGACTTCCTGGATGTCGTGGAGAAGCTTCGTCCACGGGTAGTCGTGGCAGAGAATGTTAGGGGAATGGTCGTTGGTTTAGCAAAGGGCTATGTGGCCCTGGTCAAAAAAAGATTCGAGCAGTTGGGGTATAAAGCCCAGTTGTTTCTTCTCAACTCTGCGACGATGGGTGTGCCCCAAAAGAGGGAGCGCATATTTTTTATTGCTCATCGTCGGGATCTGAAGCTTCCGAAGCTTTCCCTGCAATTTCAGGAACAGCCTGTGCTTTACAAGGAAATACGATCAGGTAGGGGAAAGCCTCTTGATAAGAATGGAACAACTTTTAAACGGTGGGTCCAAAGGCGTCCATCTGATTGTAGCTTCGGTGATATCACAGAGCGTGTGGAAGGCAAGGAAAGCAATTTTAATACGATCATCATTCACGACGAACGTGTACCAAATACTATCGCAAGCAATTCATGGTTCGTCCGGTATGATGAGCCGTATTTCATCAGTGCTACCGATATTATTCGAATACAGACCTTCCCTCGTGATTACGACTTCATGGGAGCTGACGTACAATACGTTTGTGGGATGTCAGTCCCACCTATGATGATGAAGAGAATAGCGAAGCAGATATACCAGCAGTGGTTTGCAAAGTTGCCCATATAAAAGCAAAAGGAGGACGCGCGAACGTCCTCCTAAGCACCCGGGTAACCCCGGCTGAGATAGCGATACCTGCGGCCGCAGTTATAGTCAACACTCGCTATCTCGTTTTCCATTTTACAGGAAAGCCGAGGGTGTCACAATGAAAAAAGCAAACGAATGTTCTGTTTTGGACGAATTAGATTTAATTGATAGCCACATCGATTCGAAAACAAAGTATCGAAAGATTGTACAGGCAGCTATCGCTCAATGGGTCAAGGATTACCAGAGTGGTGCGATACAGGTAAACACTGTCAATGACCTGCGCATTTTAATCAATATGGATGCGGAGCTGCAGCGTGGGATTCTTACCAATAACAAGATGAAGAGTAACCGAAAGAGGAAGTAAGGATGAAGCAGACCAAACCATTCTATAAGAGTGCAGCCTGGCAGAAATGCCGGGCTATTGTTTTGTTGCGAGATCACTACTTATGCCAGCCATGTTTGAAGCGAGACCGAATTGTTCCAGCAGACTTGGTGCATCACATCAAGCATCTTGAGGATGAACCTAATCTTGCTTTGGATCCTAACAATCTGGAGAGTGTGTGCAATTCCTGCCACAATAAGCTTCACCCTGAGAAGGGAAGTGGCAAGAAGGGAGAAGTAACGAGACCTGGTCTACGGGTAATCAAGGCAACTGCGAACGAGGAGGTATGGTGATTTTGAAATGTCCACTATGCATGTTTGACATTGAAGTCCTGGCAAAAGGAACAGCACATGATCATATTAAGCTTCATGGCTACTGCGGTAAGTGCGACGCAGTGATTGAAGTCGTTTGTCCTGAGTCCAGCGTTCCAGTAAATAGCCCCCCCTACCCTCGAAGTTAGGAAGAGGATCTAGGGGGACCGGCGGGGGACCTTCGTTTTCACCAAAAACAAATTTTCCATGTGAGGGGGGGTATCATGTATAAGCCTAAAAAGATCATCAAGGATCCCGAAGCAAAGAAAATGTTCAAAATCGTCTCTGGCGAATTGGAGAAAGAGGGAAAGCTCAACGACAATACGATCATGATCGTGGATAACATGGTGCTGCTCGAGCAATTGAAGCAACAGCATTTTGCAGACATAAAAGAGCGCGGTGTGGTTGAGCTGTTTATCAATGGCTCTCAAGAAATGTTCCGAGAAAATAAATCGGTAGACAAAATCCTGAAAATCGTGGAGCAGCAAAGAAAGCTGCAGGCGGAATTGAAACTGACTCCGGCGTCCGACAAGAAGGTAACCGGGGCGGTGAACGAGAATGGTGACGATTTCGAGGAGTTCTAGTCTACAGACAACTCAGTACGCCATTGGTGTTACTTCTCACCTGATCGTCGCCTCCAAAAAGGTGTACCAAGCCTGCCAACGGCATTTGAACGACCTGGAGAGACAAGGAACAAAGGGTTTTCCTTACGTTTTTGATGAAGAAAAGGGGTTTCGTCCGGTTCAATTCATCGAGAAGTTCTGCCGACCTTCACAAGGGGATTTCAAACTGTTGATTCTCCAGCCTTGGCAGCACTTCATTGTGGGATCGCTATACGGCTGGATTCACAAGGATACTGGTCAACGGCGGTTCCGCGAATGCCTGATTTTCGTTGGTAGGAAAAACGGAAAGACCACGTTGGTATCCGGGTTATCCCTCTATGGAGCATCAAAAGACGGTGAAAACGGGGCGCGAGTTTACCAGCTGGCGAACTCCATGAAGCAGGCAAGGTTGATCTTTGATGAGTGCAAGAGCATGGTGAACAAATCGAAACTGCTGAATAAGCACTTCCGGCCACTGCTCCATGCGATCCATTTCGATAAGACACTTTCAAAGATTGAGCCACAAGCGTCCGATAGCGAGAGGCTGGACGGATTAAATTGCCACTTAGGGATATTTGATGAAATCCATGAATACAAGGATTACAAGCTGATCAACGTCATTAAAAATAGCCGATCTGCTCGGAAACAGCCTTTGCTCATCTATATCACGACTGCTGGATACCAGTTGGACGGGCCACTCGTTGAATACTACGAGAAGGCTGCAAATGTACTAGAGGGATCGAACCAGGATGAGCGTTCTTTCTACTACATCGCGGAGTTGGACGAAGAGGACGATCTGGATGACCCACGCAATTGGATTAAAGCGAATCCTAATCTTGGGGTCTCCATTGATTTGGAGGAGATGATTGGGGACTGGGAAACAGCGAAGCAGATTCCTAAAGAGAGAAGCGATTTCATAACCAAACGATTCAACATTTTTGTAAAATCTGGCGAAGAATCGTTTCTGAGCTATGAGGTAATCAAACGGAACAACAAAGAAATCGACATCACGCAACTGTATGACAAATCCTGTATTGGTGGATTCGACTTGTCGGATTCAGAAGACTTCACCAGCGCCTGCTTGGAATTTCCGATTACGGAGACTGGCGAGGTTTTTGTCCTTTCTCACTCCTGGATCCCGGCAGCCAAGGTGTTCATGGACAACGAGAAAATCCCCTATCGGGAATATGAAGAGATGGGGCTGCTCACAATCATCAAGGGTGACTACGTCAAAAAAGAGTACATCTATGACTGGTTTGTGGAGCAGTCTAAACGATTCAACATTGAATTGATCACCTATGACCCAGCAAAGGCATTCGGATTAGTGGAATCTCTGACTGCATATGGCTTCGCCACTGAGTTGGTGAGGCAGGGGCATCTTACACTTGGGCCGGCGATGGATGATGCTAAGGAGCGATTCTTGGACGGCAAAGTGATCTTTAATAATAACCGGCTATTCCGTTGGTATTTAAACAATGTGAAGCTGGTTGATGATAGAAATCGGAATAAAATGCCTACGAAACAAGGTCGCTACCGTAAAATTGACGGGTTTGCGGCCTTTTTGAATGCACATACAGAGGTTTTGAAGGTTCTGGAGTCAGCTAAACCGACTGGTGATATTCAATTCGTATCCATCAATGAACTGCTAAGGAGGTGAGAAACAAATTGAAACTCGGACAAAGGATTATTACCGCCTGGAATGTCTTACGAGGAAAGGACAGCATCCTCAATTTCGAGAAATGGTTCCGGAATGGTCGATCAATCTTCTGGGGCCAGACGGGAGGCACGCTAGCGACAAATGAGACGATTTTCTCGGCCGTTACCCGTTTATCCAACACGATGGCGAGCTTACCCCTCAAGATGTACAAGGATTATGGCGTCATAAACAACCGTATCGCGGACATGATCTCCAATGCTCCCAATCAGAACATGACCTCTTTCGATTTTATTCGGACAATGGAAGCTTATCGAAATACAGAAGGAAATGCCTATGCTCTTAAAAAGTACAACAGTCGTTACCAGGTTGAATCACTGAATATCTTGGATCCTTCCCGGGTTGAGCCTGTACTGGAAGAAGGCTCTGGGGAACTATGGTATGAGATCAATGGAGATAACGGCAGGTATTACGTCCACAACATGGAGATCATCCACGTCAAACATGTTCATACAGCAGGTTTTAAAGGGATCTCACCAGTGAAAGTGCTCGCAAATACGATTGCCTATGACCAAGAGGTCAGGAAGTTCAGCCTGGAGCAGATGGATACCGCGATCAAGGCATCGTTTATTTTGAAGATGGCGACGCATCTCGGAAAAGAAAAGAAGGAGGAGATCCTGAATAATTTTCAGCAATTCTACAAGGACAATGGTGGTGTACTGATTCAGGAAAGTGGTGTAGAAATCGAGTCGATTTCCCGGAGTATCATTGACACGAAAGTGTTTGAGGTAGAGAAAATCACCAAGTCACGGGTGGCTATGGTGTACAACATGCCTTTAATCTTTCTAGGAAGCTTCGAGGGAGTAAGCTACAACTCAATGGAACAGCTGTCAATTGACTATCTGACGAACACGATGACACCTATCGTTCGTCAGTACGAGCAAGAATTCAACCGAAAACTGCTTACCAATGGAGAGCGTTTGGCTGGACTGTATTTCAAGTTCAACCTAAACGCTCTTTTGCGTGGAGATATGCAAACGCGAGGCGAGTTCTATTTCAAGATGATTCGCTCTGGAGGCATGAAACCGAACGAGATGAGGGCTTTGGAGGAAATGCCGCCAGAACCAGGAGGCGACACACTCTGGATGAGTGGGGACCTCTATCCGATCCACGAGCAAGCCATGAAGCAGAGAAAGGGGGTGAACGGAACATGAAAAAGTACTGGGAATTCAAGAACAAAACGACAGATGAGGCGGATTTATATCTATACATCGAGATTGCCTCTTGGGGTGGTGGTGGCTATGCTCATTCCGCTAAAAGCTTTAAGCAAGAACTGGATCTGCTGGGCGAAATCAAAACGCTTAATGTGTACATTAACTCCCCAGGAGGGGATGTATTCGAGGGTGTGGCGATCTACAACATGTTGAAGCGACACAAAGCACAAGTGAATGTGCATGTGGATGGGCTGGCGGCCTCTATTTCTTCTGTGATTGCGATGGCTGGCGATACCATTTACATGCCTTCCAACGCCATGATCATGATTCACAACGCATGGATGTACACCTCTGGAGATTCCAATGAGCTCAGAGCAGCGGCTGACATGCTGGATAAGGTGAACGTCTCGATCAGGCAGTCTTATTTAGATAAAGCAGGCGATGCGATCAGCGAAGAGGATCTGATCGCTCTGATGGATCAGACAACATGGCTCACTGCTCAAGAAGCCTATGACTACGGACTTTGCGATATCGTAGGCGAAGCTAAACAGATTGCGGCAAGTGTGAACGCTGAATTGTTTGCCAGGTATCAAAATGTACCTGAAAACATCGCAAAAATTGCTCAAAAACAACCGGAAAATAGCCAAAACGAGCAAGAAATACGCCAAAAACTCATCCAAGAATCTCGTGCAAACGTAGAAAATCTAACCACATACCTAGGAGGAATACGACTATGAACCTGTACGAATTGAAAATGGCATTGAAAACAGTAGGCGATCAACTGAAAGACACGGAAAATCAAATTGTCGTCAAAGCTGGCGATCCATTCACCCCGATTGAAGATGTCCAAGCGCTCAAGGCGAAGAAGATTGAGCTGCAAGAACGTTTTAATGTCTTGAAAGATCAACACGACCAGGAAGAAGAGCAAGTCCGCGCTTCTCTGGAACGAAGTCGGACTCACTTGGATGGCGTTGAAGATCCGAAAGCCAAGGTTACAGCAGCAAAGGCCGAGCTGATCCGCGCCACCATTCGCAGCCGCGATGTATCTCCTGACGTGAAAGCAGCACTTGGCGATCGCAATTCAACAGGTGGCGAAAAGATTCTCCCTTCGACCATGACAAAAGAATTGCTGCATGAGCCATTTGTCAAAAACCCACTGCGGAATACTTCGACATACACCAATGTCACCAACCTAGAGATTCCGAAGATTACCTTCACCCTGGATGACGATGATTTTATTGCAGACACGGAAACAGCGAAAGAGATCAAGGCTGAGGGCGACGTCGTATCGTTCGGTCGTAATAAATTCAAGGTGTTCGTGCCACTTTCTGAAACGATCCTTGCAGCTACAGATACCAACTTGGTCCAGACAGTAGATCAGGGATTGGAGAGTGGTTTGGCCGCAAAAGAGAAGAAAGTTGCCTTTGCGAAGACACCAAAAGCAGGCGAAGAAAGCATGTCTTTCTACGGTGCAGGTATCAAAGAAGTCACGGGAACAGATAAATACAAAGCGATTAAAAACGCCATTGCAGATCTGCACGAGGACTACCGCGAAAACGCAAAGATCATCATGCGCTATGCGGATTACTCCGAGATCATCGAGACGTTGGCAAACGGCAATGCCACTCTTTACAACGCGCAGCCTGAGCAGGTTTTAGGTAAACCAGTTGTGTTCTGCGACTCTGCTGTTGATCCAGTCGTAGGTGACTTCCGTTTTTCTCATTTCAACTACGATCCACAGATGATCTATGATCGCGACAAAGACGTCAAAACGGGCGTGGAACTGTTCGTTTTGACTGCCTGGTTTGATCATAAAATCAAACTAAAATCCGCATTCCGTGTCACCAAAGTGGTACCTGAAGTTTAATCCAAGAACGGGGGCATGACGCATGCCAACGGTTACCGAGTTGAAAATGTACCTGCGAATTGATGGGAGTGAGGATGATGGGATCCTCACTCTTCTTATGGGGGCAGGCGAAGAATACTTGGCTGATGCAGGTGTACCCGATACGGCGAAAACAACTAAGAGATATACACTCGCAATCATGTTGTATGTAGCACTTCATTACGAGAATCGCGATCCAGGCGTATCGATTGGAAAGCTGAATTTTGCTTTTGAAAGCCTCATATTACAGCTGAAAAGCTAAGAAACGGAGGAAGCACGTATGAAAAAATACCCGGTAAAGCGGGAATTCATCGATAAAAACACCAGTGTCTACTATGCAGCGGAGTCAGTCTATGAAACCGTCGATGCGGATCGAGCAAAATACCTGCAGGAGCGCGGCTACATTGGTGAAGCTGAGAAGAGTCGAGGCAAAGGAACAGAAGTAAAATCTACTGGCGATGGTGCGGTTAATGAACCCAGCGAAGCTTAATAGTCGGATAATCATTCAACAGAAAACCAGTCAAACCGATGGCGAGGGCATTGCAAAAGGTGTATGGATGGACTTCACAACGATATGGGCTGGGAAAAAGCCTCTCAATGGTCGGGAATTCTTCGCTGCTGGTGCTGAAAATGCAGAAAAAGTTGTTAGATATGAGGTGCGCTACCGAACGGACATTCGGACGGATATGCGAATCATTGACCAAGGGCGTGTTCTAGACATTACGAGCGTGCAGGAAGACCCTTATGAAAATCGAACCAGGACGCACATCATGGCGAAAGAAGGTCCACTGAATGCATAGTGAACATGAGCTTACGGGTATTGATGAAATCCTGAGAGCTGTACGCCAGAGGTTGGAGGCTGGATCTGCACGAGTTGAAAGAAATGCATTGAAGGCGGCCGGCGAAGCAGTCGCTGGAAGCATGCAGCAGAAGGTAGCCGTTTCAAACTTGAGCTATGCCCGCCATACCCGTGACAACATAACTGTTAGCGGTATTCGAAGAAAGGACGGTCTCAAATATGTCCTAATCGGTCCGAACAAGAAAGTCTCTTGGCGCGCTCACTTTATCGAATTTGGAACATCCAATCAATCTGCCCAACCGTTCATTGAACCTGCCTTCCGAGAAAAGAAGGATGAAGCCCTGCAGATCCTTGCAGAAGAGCTCAGGAAGGGGTTGAGAATTAGATGAATACGGACATGAAAGCGACTGTACGTATGGCGCTGCTGGAGAATGCAGCGCTTATTTCCTTATTGGGTGGCGAGCGAATCTATCAACTCGCAGCGCCCAAAGCAGAGGAGTTTCCGCGAATTACTTTCTTTGAACTAGATAACGCCAGTACACACTTTGCAGATGATAAGGCATTTGCAGCTGGCATTTCTATTCAAGTAGATGTATGGAGTAAAGACAGCACCTCGGCCATCACGGAACAAGTAAATATCACCATGACAGAATTGGGATTTGTCCGAACAAGCGCCATGGATCTGTACGAGCAAGAGAATGCCATTTACCATAAAGCGTTGCGGTATCGCACGCACAAGGAGGAGTAAACATGGGCAAAGGTAAAGGTGTCCGAGTAGGTTTGGACAAGCTCCATTATGCTCTCATGACCGACGAAGCCACGGAAACATACGCAACACCGGTTCCTATTCCAGGAGCTATTACTGCAACGATCTCACCTGAGGTGAACAGCGAAACGCTGTATGCGGATGACCAAGCAGCTGAAATAGCCACATCTTTGGGAGGAGTTGAGGTAGAGATCAACGTGAAGGACCTACCATCTGATATTCAATCAGTGATTCTTGGATCTACGATTGATGAAAATGGTGTCATGATTGACAGCAAGAATGACAATCCGCCTTACTTAGCTCTCGGATTTCGGAGCAGAAAATCGAACGGAGAGTATCGATATTACTGGCTTTTCAAAGGGAAATTCACACCGGCGGAAGAGGAATTCAACACCAAAGAAGATTCTCCGTCCTTCCAAACGCCAACAATCACTGGATCATTTTTGCCTCGAGAAAGCGATGGCCAGTGGCGTGCACGTGTCGACAGCGATGATGAGGGGATTAAGCCGGCAGTGATCACAAGCTGGTTCACGAAAGTCTATGACGGCGTAGCCATTGTTTAATAACAGAGAGGCGGCAGCAAGTGCCGCCTTTTCTATTTGGAGGGATAGACGTGGAAATTACACTCAAGGCTGAAAATCAGGATAAGACATACTCATTGAATTTCATCTCAGGTCGAGCGCTTCGCAAAACCATTGAAATGCAGAAGAAATTCAATGCGAACTCGTTGGATGAGACAGCCCTAGATACGATGGTCGATTACGTTGTCGACTTGTTCCAAAACCAATTTACGCGAGATGAATTTTATGATGGCATCGCTGCAAATAAGATTATTGAAACCATTGTTGGATGCATCAATAGCGTAATCGGTCAGACTTCCAATGCGATGGGAACGGATCCAGCCTCCCCAAACGTGTAGACGAGGACTTTGACCCTCTCGATTTTGTCAAAGAAATTTATTTGGACCTAATAAACAAGGGATGGTCACTGCCAGAGATTGACGGCATGGACATCCTTTTTTATTTGGAGATTGTTCGTTTTGCGAATAAAGAGAAGGCCCAGAAATCGGTAGCGATCGATGAAGTCGGCTTTCTGTAGGAGGTGAGTAGATGGCAGAAAGTATTGAAGTCGGTGAACTGGTTGTCAGGTTGGGCCTAGAAGACGCTGGTTTAAACAGTAGCATGGCCGCACTGGATCGACAGATGAAAGTAGCACAGAGCCAATTCGAGCGTTCTGCAGCAGGATTAGATGAAGTTGCAGATGCAGGTACACGTCTACAAATGGAATCCGATGCGTTGAACAATCAACTTACTCTTCAAGGACAAAAAATCGGACTACTCAACAGCCAGTATCAAGAATTGGTTCGTACCAGAGGAGCTGACTCACGCGAAGCTCAGCAGATGGAAGTCCGCCTCAATAACATGATCCGCGATTATCAACTCTTGCAGCAGAATCTAAACCAAGTGAACGGCGAACTGCAGCAGCAAACCATGATATGGGGACGACTGAGTCAGTCCTTGAGCCAAGCAGGAGAAAAGCTAAAGACAGCCGGGGAGAGCATGAAATCAGCGGGAGATTCCATGTCTACTGGTTTGACAGTGCCACTTACATCACTTTCCCTGATGGCTGGTAAGGTAGCGTCGGACATGGAGGGATCGGCTAGTAAGATAAAGGCTGCTCTGGGAGCCACTGCAGAAGAGGCAGAAGGACTAGGGGGAGTGGCGAAAGAAGTTTGGTCCGCTGGTTTTGGTGACAGCTTGGAAGAAGTAAACAATTCGATTATCAAAGTGAAGCAACAGATCAAAGGTCTAAATGAGGGTGAGGTCAAAAGCCTTGCAGAAGATGCGTTGATCCTTCAAAAGACATTTGATGCAGATGTAAATGAGTCTGTTCGTACCGCCAGCGTGCTGATGAAGAACTTCAACATTGATGGATCAAGGGCAATGGATCTGATCACCGTAGGATTTCAAAAGGGCGGCGACTATTCAGGCGAACTGCTAGATACTCTTCGCGAGTACGGTCCGCAATTCGCCTCGATGGGAAAAAGCGCTGACGAAATGCTCGCGATCCTCATCGCAGGAGCTGAGAGTGGGGCCTGGAACCTTGATAAAATCGGGGACAGTGTCAAAGAGTTCAATATTCGCGCACAAGATGGCAGCAAAACCACAGCTGAAGGGTTTGCTGCCATTGGTTTGAATGCCGACCAAATGGGCAAAGCCATCGCATCGGGCGGATCGGAAGCAAATGCAGCCTTCCAGGCAACCATCGCAGCACTCGCATCTATGGACGATCCACTCAAGCAGAATCAGGCTGGCGTGGCCCTCTTTGGTACGCAGTGGGAGGACGTACGAAGCAAAGTAATCCTAGCCATGAACACGTCAGCCAATCAATTAGGGGAAATCGAAGGAGCAACGGAGAAGGCCGGAAACGCCATTCAAGATAATTTTGGAACCAGAATGACGAAGTTCTTCCGTGAGATTCAGCAATCCATGGAACCTTTGGGAAAAGTCTTGCTCAACATGGCGGAACAATGGATGCCTAAGTTATCGGCGGCTTTAGCTGGTGTTTCAAACTGGTTTTCTAATTTAAGCCCCGGAATGCAAACGGCAATTGTCGTTCTCGGGGGGATTGTGGCGGTCATTGGACCCGTCCTCATGCTGCTTGGATCCCTTGTCACATCCATTGGATCCATCATTACTGCCTTCTCAGCAGTTTCAGGGGCAATTGCAGCCGCAGGTGGTGTAATGGCAATCCTAACGGGTCCAGTAGGTATAGCCATTGGTGCGATTGCAGCATTAGGAGCAGCTGTTTACCTCATATACGACAATTGGGAACCGATCAGCCAATTCTTCATTGATCTCTGGAACGGCATTGTCACTTCGTTAGCCTCTGCTTGGGATGGGATTAAAGAGTTTTTTACCTCATTCTGGGGGTGGCTACAATCTTTCTTTGCGGAGTGGGGAGTTGTGATCCTTGCTGTCATCGCACCTTTTATCGGGATCCCCTTATTGATCCAACAACATTGGGATGAAATCAAAACGTACCTGTCATCGCTTTGGGATAGCGTAAAGCAGGCTGCCAACACTGGATGGGACTTGATTGTTTCCACCATCATGGCGATCGTTACTCCTTTTGTAACGGCAGCCATGACCATTTTCAATAGCATGAAGGATGGTCTGGTGTTGATTTGGGAAGGGGTCAAACTGTATTTCAGTGGCGTTTGGGAAGCTATCAAGAATGTATTCTTAGGTGCTGTCCCACTGATCTACGATTTGGTCACGGGTAATTTCACACAACTCGTCGTGGATGCACAGCTAATCTGGGAAAACCTGCAGACAGCATTTGCTCAAATATGGGAAGGAATCAAGCTCATCTTCTCCGGGGCATTGGAAGCGATCAAAGGCTATGTAACCTTGGCTTGGACGACAATTAAGTCTCTGACAGAAACGGTATGGAACGGGATCAGGTCGTTCCTCTCCACGGTTTGGGCAGGCATACAAACACTTGTGACAACGACTTGGAATGCAATCAAAACAACAACGGTTACTGTCTGGAATGCGATCAAGACCTTTCTTTCTGAAGCGTGGGATAAAATCAAATGGTTTTTTACGGAAGGTCTTAGTGCCGCCAAAGAAGCAGTTGTTAATGGCATGAAGCAGATCAAAAGCGACTTCATTACCTACATGAACGATACGATCACTGAGATCAAGGAGTTTACAGATGACTTCATTGAAGCCGGTGAGGATTTTGTCATTAGCCTCTGGGACGGAATCAAAAGCAAAACGTCATGGCTGTGGAAACAGTTAAAGGGCTGGATCGATGGTCTCGTCAGCCAGATTAGAGGCGCGCTTTCTGGAGGGGGTTCATCTGGAAGTGGGGGCAACAACACTGGCGATTCCAGTATGAGTGGTGCGGGTGGCGGTGGATCAGCACCTGGGCTAGCAACTGGCGGTACGGTGACAAAATCCGGGCTTACATGGGTTGGGGAAAACGGTCCGGAATTGCTTCATTTACCGAGAGGTTCCCAGGTTATTCCGAACTACGATATCCCAAAAGTTGGTGCCCAGGCGATCGATTACAATGCTCTTGCCAAGGCAATGGCAACGTTTATGAAACCAACCATTAACCAAACCAACACATTCAATAGTCCTACGCCTTTGACACCTGCCGAAACAGCGAGAAAGAACTTGCAGGTGTCTCGCCAACTGGCACTGGAATGGGGGATGTAAATGCGGAAATTGACGTTTACAAATACAAGAGGCGAGAGTGTCATTTTAGGCAACACTCGCCCTTTTCTGGTTACAAAACTTGAAGGCACCGGGGCCGTTGACGCAGACATTCAGATGCAAAAGTCACCCTTTCAAGATGGCCGTACTTTCATTGATAGTCTGCTGGACGTTAGAACTGTAAGCATCGAAGGGGCAATCGTCGCCACAGATCTGTTAGAGCGAACAAGTCGCCGTAAGAAGCTCATTTCGGTGCTCAATCCCAAGCTTGGTCCTGGCACGTTGCGATATGAGTATGACGGTGGTGTGAAAGTGATCCAAGCGATCCCGGATATGTCACCGACTCTACCGGACCGACAGAACAGCCCGTTTCAAAAGTTCCTGCTGACACTCATCTGTCCAGAACCGTTCTGGTTGGACGAGAAGGCAAGAGAGTATGAAATGTCCGACTTTGTGGGTGGCATGCAGTTTCCTTTACGACTGGGCACCATGTTCTCCATGCGGGGAAGCAAGCTCGTGTTCAAGAATGCTGGAGACGTCGAATCACCGATTGAGATTCAGTTCAGCGGAGCTTGCCAGAATCCGAAAGTGACTAACCTGACAACTGGCGAATTCATTCGCGTTAATCGGGAGATCAAGGCAAACGAGACGTTAATCATCACGACTGCTTTCGGTAACAAGCGTGTGGAGATTGACGATGGGGACGGGAACGTACAAAACGCTTTCCACTACATCGATCTGGACTCTACCTTCTGGCAAATGAAGAAGGGTGACAACAAAATTCAGTACAGCACGGATGATGGGGCCACGAACGTAAAGGTCAAGATCATCTGGAAGCAACGCTACTTGGGGGTGTAGGCATGGCTGAGTATTATCGTTTTTTCGATTCGACAGACGAGGATCAGCGCGAGTACCGCGCCTCTGAGTTTGCCGAATACTTCAATCTGTTTTTGACCAGCGGTGTATTCCACACGGATGACCGGCTGCGCGTCTTTGGTACCGGTACAAACATGCAGGTTTTGGTTGAAGAGGGGTACGCTTTTCTCTTGGGCTATATGTACAAAATTGCGAATGGAGCCAAGTGCCTGACGATCGCAAATGCCGATCCAACAAACGACCGCATAGACCGGGTGGTTGTTCGCTTGGACTTTAACGAGAGAGTGATCACAGCAGAGGTGAAGCAAGGGGTACCGGCTGCGGTACCAGTTCCGCCTGGCTTAACTCGCACGCAAACCGTACACGAAATATCGCTGGCACAAGTGCGGGTGATTGCCGGGAAGTCTTTCATCGAACAGTCGCAAGTGACTGACGAACGGTTAAATCAGAGTGTGTGCGGGTTGGTATCCTCGCTAATCACGATTCCGACCGATGACATGTGGCAGGATTGGGTAGCAATGAAAGACCTAATAAATGCAGATTGGCTCTCATGGTACAGTCAGGCAAAAGCAAAATACAGCGAGGTTGCCTATCAAGATAGCAAGAAAATCGCTTTCTACTTCGGGGGCTAAAGGAAAGGAGAGTTGATTGGAATGGTAGGGAGAACAAGACGATTATTTCAAGGAATCGTATCAGGCAATCCAGCTGCAACGAATACCTTTACCGTATCAGTGGCTACAACAATACGAGGAATCTGGCTAAACAACAGATCAGCTGCCAGTGTTGAATTTAGTTTTGCAGTTGTGCCAAAGAACACGGCAAAAGGTGTTGAACACGAACTTCTAAGCGGCATGGAAGTGGTCGGGAAGATTCCTGCGATCGATGGCGATGTATTAAATCTGGAAGCTGGCGACACAGTCCATCTTTGGTGTAATACCGCAAGCGTCCTGAACTGCTATATTTCAGGAATGGAGATGGAATAAATGGGATTCAATAGATTCAGCGGTTTTTCGTCGTTCGCCAGCAGCATGAACATCGAAAACCTCAAGCAGACACTTCCCTTGTTGCCGGGGGAAGCGGTCAAGTTGGGCGATGTTTGCGAAGTGACGAAGGGGTACGTCAGAAAGACGAAGAGAGAAGCGATTTTACAAGGAGCAATTTCAGATGTTATCACGAAAGAGCCTAGTTACGCCATTAAAGCGTACAAGATCGACGAGACCTTCACGCTTTTGGCGTATGTTATGCCGCCCTCTTCAATAGAAGTCTTGCTGGTTGAACATAACGCAGATGGGTCGATCAAAACACCAACGAACACAGCGCTGTCGTTCGTATCTGCTTACGGCTACACACACGACTTATTTATCGACAAGCTGCCAAACGGAAAGTTTGTGATATTCACGAATGGACTTTTGTCAGCCTACGTTGTCAATGTAGACATGGCGACGAAAGTGATCAGCCTGGTTGCTAGTCGTGCGATTGAAACGGGTACGAACTATGGGAAGGATAACTTCTGGGTAGAAAAAGTCTCCGTTTCTCCCGATATCGTCAAGTACATGATTTTTTACAATCGCGGTGCTGGGAATGCAGGAGTCTTGTACACGGTCGTTTCGTTCAATTTAACTACCAACGCTATCGACGTACCAACGACGCCGATAGCTGGAATTGACGCAAACGTCAAGACTGGGGTAGCAGGCATAAGGCTATCCAAAAACAGATACTTGCTTGTGACGAACGAATCGCTGATCACGACCTGGAATGTTTTTGACTACAACCCAGCGACCGACAAAATAACGGTGGTCAAGAGCAGACAGCAACTAGGTTCATCCAACAGTTCAGGGTACACACAAAGAGAAGTTTTGCTTTTGCCTTATGCAAAGAATAAATTCCTGATCCTAAAGAGTATCTACCATCAAGCGTACGGAAACTATTACGCCTACTATATGTACGTCACTTACGACGAAATAACAGGGACGCTGACGTTGGACGCAGGTAGTCGCGCTACCTATCCCCTTCCTTACGGAGTAAACGACGGCGATAGCAATTTTATGTCAGTTCACAGGTTAGCCAAAATCAGCTATAACACGTTTTTGCTTGTGGGTGCAGAAGTACCGACGACTGGATCTATAAGAGGGACGAGGGCGGCATTCTTCCAGCTGAACAGACGTTCTGACGGTACGCCAGAAGTGAAGCTGATCAAACAGTTCGACTACACGATCAACAACGCGACAGAAGTCAGACCTGACATCGTTCCTTTTGGGATAGATAAATTCCATCTGTTCTTCTGTCATAACATCACCGGTGGCGAAAATATCAAGATGGTCGATATATCAGCAAGGGGGTCGATGCCTGTCGGGTTGGCAACACATGATGCTTCTTCTGGAAGTGTCACGATCCAGTTGAAAGGCGTTCTGAAGGGGCTGAACCTGGCATGTGGACAGACATACTACTGTAATGAGTTCGGCGACTTGTCCTATACGGACGGGGCGGTTCTTGTCGGAACGTCTATATCAGCTGATACACTCCTGATTCCAGGGATCATCAACAACGAGGTAATTCCGCAAGATTACTAGGGAGGGGGAGCAGTCATGGATATGTCGTACCAGGCAGACAGCGCGATCCAGACACAGAAGGTCGTGCAGCTGAAGCCGAACGGAAAGATCGCAAACCTTCCGTTTGATAGCAATTTGAACAATCCGAAGGACGTAGGAGTCATCGCGTCTGTCAGGATGGTGAATATTGAAGCGACGAAGGTATTGAAACTGACAGATACGCTGTATCTGCAAAGCTATGTCAACTACGACGAAGCCAATACGCCAGTACGATTCATTCTGTGGGAGAAGCAGCCGGACGGAACTTATTTGAAGAAAACAGATGTAGCTTCGACTTGGTACTATAATTGGAACATCACTTTCCATAAGATTTCTGCTTCGAAAGTTTTGGTCTTCCTGAATGAAAAAAGCACAAGTGCCCTGTTGATGGGTGTCGTCACGATCAATGGGTATGCAGTGACTTGCAGTGCCAAACAGAACGCATCGCTGATCACTGTGTTCGAAAAAATGGCGAAGTTGAAGGAAACGGAAGACAAAATTTACTTCGCTGGAGTGTGCAGGGGCGGCACGACACTTCGCCTGTTCACGGTGACTTACGACAAGAACTCCGACGTTTTAGATTCTGCGGTCGCATCCAATATCGCCGGAAGCCCTGGACGGGCTGGTGCTATTCGGGTGATCGATGAAGGGAAAGTTGCCGTCTGGGGAATATACCAGCCGACTAGCACCCATAACTATCCAGTGGTTGGATACGCAAACATCACATACGACGAGAGTGGCGCCGTCACAATTGCATTCATGACTCCACTGAACAGCGCTGGATCAATTTACAACGTGAACTATAACTATCAATGGGATTCAGCTGTATTCTGGGACGATTACCTTCACGTCGATGTATGGGAGAACAACAGCGGTACACATAAATATTATTTCGATGTGTACAAACTAACTGATCCAGCCACAAACAAAATCGACTATTTGGGCAGGTTCACGCAGCCAGCACCAGCTGGACGGAAAGCGGTTCTTTACTTCAAGGACCGTCATGAAAAATGGGCGTACATGCTGTCGAACGAATCAAGTCCGAATGAATGCAGGATTGACATATCTGTGAAAAATGTCTATCCAGATTCAACAAACATCATTCCTTCGCCTTACAAATTCCAACGGACACTCAAGATTGGTTTGGGGCAACAGTTATCTTACGTATCTTTGATCCAGACGGAAGAGAACGAAATATTTCTGGCGTATTCTAGTGGATCGCCATACACGTCCTATTTGAAGCAGCTGGACGTCGACGCTTTCAAGAATATGCCGATTGGCGTGGCTAGATCACAGAGTCTGGTCACGTTAGACGGGGCTTGCGGCGGCTTTTCTGGATTGGAAGTAGGAAGGCGGTATTATTACGACGAGAACGGCGACATCAGTATAGATGTACAAGGGACGCTGGTAGGGACGGCGATCACGCCGACAACAATCTTCATGGAAAAGACTTTGTTCTAGGGGGTGAGAGAATGAAAGTAGTTGTTCAAAACGGCGTGGTGGTGGCGATCACAGAAATCGCAGAGATCGTGTCCGGCGGTATCTACATTGGGAATAACACGATTTTCGGAGATCCCAACGCGAAGATCTATGAGATAGCTGACATCCCTCCACAAGTAAAACCGATGGAGTATCTGTACAGCGATGAGGAAGGGTTTATTTTAAACCCTGACTACGTCCCGCCTACTACCGTAGAAGAACAGATGAAAAGTGTGCGGGAAGAAATAGCGAATCTTCAACGCATTGTGAAACGGATGAACGATGATCAGCTTGCTTTCATGGAGGACATACTCTCCATGTTGCAATAAACAATTCAAAATCAAAGGAGTGTTCCACGATGGCACAAACATTCAAACCGTATATGGTCAGCTTCTATTCCAACGCAGTTTATCTCAACGGCTCCCGGCAGCTACCGGAACTGGATCCGGTCTACCAGCAACCCGTTATGCAGTTTGCCGCAGACAATTACACGGAAAGCTTGATCGATAACTCGCTCATGCAGGGCTGGATCACACAGGAAGAGTACAACGCCACAATGGAAAAGCGCACGAACGTATAACGCAGCAAGGTAGCGTTATTTTTTTATGCCTCGGGAGGGCGGTGGCCCTCCTAGAAAGGAGTGAGCAGCCTTGAATCCGATCCGAATTCTGTCGCCTGACCTTACCATCTTGGGGGAAATAGATGACTACGAATCTTTGATGTTTATTCGCCGGTGGCACCGACCAGGAGAGTTTGAGATCCACATCAACCGGCATAAACGGAATGTAGATTCTCTCCAAAAAGATAACCTGGTAATCCTCGGGCGCGGAGCACAAAACATTGGCGTGATCAAGCATCGAGAAATCACGCTCGATGAAAGCGGAAAGCAAGGGGAGGTCTGGAAGATCGTCGGGCAGTCATTGGGAGAGGTCTTGGCACGCAGAATCACTTTTCCTCCGGTTGGACAGGCTTACGACTCAATCCGAGCGCCAGCTGAGACAGTCATGAAGCATTATGTGCTTGAGAACGCGATCGCTCCCGAAGATCCTAAACGGTCAATTGAGCAGATGGTAAATGAGACAGACCAGGCTCGGGGCAGCGTGATATCTTGGCAAACCAGGTACGCACCTCTCACTGAAGAGCTGGAGAAGCTGTCACTCGCCAGCGGCCTTGGCTGGGGTGTCGTCCTGGACTTATCCCTACGGAAGTACGTTTTTGAAGTATACGAGGGCAGAGACCTCACGGTTGGTCAATTCGTAAACCCACCGGTGATTTTCAGCCCAGAATTTGAATCGATTAAAACGCAGCACTTTGTTGATAGTGAAGTCAATTACCGGAATGTCGCTATAGTTGCGGGGCAGGGCGAGGGTGAGCTGCGCGACATCGTGGAGGTGGGGGAAGCGTCCGGGCTAGATCGAAAAGAGGTATTCATCGACGCCAGGGATTTACCGGAAACAGATTCGCTCTACGATCGCGGGCAGCAGAAGCTTGATGAAATGCAAGCCGATTTGCTCCTGGAAGGCCAGATCATGACGACAGGGCCGTTCAGATATGGTGAGGACTACGACCTGGGGGACATTGTGACGATCCGAAATAAAGACTGGGGAGTCACTTTGGATGGCCGGATCACGGAGGTCAAAGAAGTATATGAGCCTAGCGGTTTTGCACTGGAAGCCACATTCGGTAGCTCTTTCCCTACATTGATATCCCGGGTAAAACAGGAACTAAGCCAGATCAGCGCGGAGATCCGCAGATGACATAAGAATGACAGCCCGCCTCGAACCGATCGGGGCTTTACTTATGCCTTGGGGCAAGGGGGACAAATAGATGAGCATAAAAGAGACGATTATCACGGCAGCGATCGGCGCGAATGGCAAAGAGGCAACGGTTGGAGGAATGGTTGCCATTGTGGGTTCTGCAATGAGCGTATTCCTCGGAGGTTGGGACATCACGTTAAAGCTGCTGATTTACGCTATGATCGCTGACTATGCGACCGGCTTGTTGGGAGCAGTCAAACAGAAAAAGGTCAATTCAGAGGTAATGTTCTGGGGCGGTGTGCGAAAAGGTGTGATCCTGCTTGTTATCGGGTTAGCAGTAATGCTGGATCAGCTCATGGGTAACGACTCACCAGTGTTCCGCACGCTGGCGCTTTACTTCTATATTGGCCGGGAGGGTATTTCCATCCTGGAGAATTTCGGACATATCGGTGTAGCATACCCGGCATTTTTCAAACAAATAATGGAGCAGTTGAACGAGAGGGGGAACCAAAGTGGAAAATTGTAAGGGAATCGATTGTGCGATACCATTGACGGTAGTTAAGGCGAAAGCGATCGCGGAGGCAGGCATGAAATTTGTCTGCCGTTATCTTGTTCCAGCCCAGTACGCGTGGAAGCGGCTGACTAGGGCAGAAGCAGAGCTGATCTCAGCTGCAGGCATGAAAGTTGTCTCTGTCTTTCAACGGGGTAATAACGATGCTGCTGGCGGGGCAACAAACGGCACGCGAGATGGCATAGCAGCACTACAGGAAGCTAAGTCGATCGGCCAGCCGGAAGGGACGGCTATCTACTTTGCCGTAGACTATGACGCGCAGCCCGCCGATTACAATGCAATTGAGGCATACCTGCGAGCTGCAGCGAAAGAACTGCCTGGATATCTGATCGGGGTATATGGATCCTATGCCGTGGTCGATGAAATGGCAAAACGAGGGGCGTGCTCAAACTTTTGGCAGACCTATGCCTGGAGCAAAGGACGGTTGTCGCTTGCTGCGAATCTACATCAGTACAAGAACGGTCAAACGTTGGCGGGGCATACGGTTGATTTAAATGACGGGCTTGGAGACGAGGGATGGTGGGACACCCATCAACAGAAAGGGGATAACCCTGTGAATAACAGTCAGGCTACGCCTTTGACGCTGGAGGATTGGGAACGTGAAGCAGGATTGAAGGCAATCGACAGTCTTGCATGCAAAGGACTACTGAATGAACCGGATAAATGGAAACTTATATTGAAAGAAGATCCAGCAGGCGTATTGAGCGAGTTGCCCTGGCTCATGTTTACGATGCTGGATCGGGTGACAGAAAAAATAAAATAGTAAGGGAAAAGCTCCCTGGAGAAATCCGGGGGAGCTATTTAACAATCAAAATCACAGAGTTAACTATAGAATTGAAACGATTTCACGTAAATAAAACAAAATCAACAAAAAATGTTGATTATATTCGCAGAATGATATATTATGAATTTAATAAATCAACTGAATAGAAGGGAGGAACGAACCAATGTTAACTTCATTTGGAAAATTTTGCAGGAAGCTCAGAATTGACAATGAAGAGCTATTAAAAGATATGGCTAGCAAATTGGGAGTGACTTCTTCATATTTATCGGCAGTAGAAAATGGGAAAAGAAATGTTCCTCAAGAGTGGCTACAAGTGATTTCTGAGATATACGATCTCAGTGAGCAGCAGTTCTCAGAACTTCAAAAGGGCATAGAAGAATCCCAAACAGTCATTAAATTTGATTTGAAGGATTTTTCGAACGAAAAAAAAGATATTTTAGTTGCGTTTGCTAGGGAGCATAAGCGGTTAGAATCAAATGACTTGGAGAAAATTTTAAAGATTCTTCAAGGCAATAATGGGGTGAGTGAATGAGCGGTGTTTATGCTGCTACCCCTTATTCCAGGCATAAAATTAGAGAATTAACGAGCATCATAAGAGCGGCTTTTGGATTAACGGATGTAAAACACTTTCCAATAGTCCATTTACTTGAAATAGGATTGCCCCAGGTCTTTGAAGAATTTACTTTGGAGATTGTGGATAATCGTGAACTTCCTAATCAGTATGCAGTGGCTTACCCAGCAAAGAACCTTATTATGGTTAGAGAGGGAGTCTATGAAGGGGCAATCTCTGGTGTTGCTAGAGATCGCTTTACCATAGCACATGAGATCGGACATTTCATGTTGCATCAGCCAGTAAATATTTCGCTTGCGAGAAGTGAAAAAGCGATACCGCCCTATATGAATCCTGAGTGGCAGGCAAATACATTTGCGGGTGAATTACTAGCCCCACCTCACATTATTAGGGGGCTATCGAACGCGGAAGTAACTCTTCTGTGCGGAGTTTCAAAGAAGGTTGCTGAGATACAATTACAAAATTTATAGACGAAAGGTGATTGCTATGGGCAAAAAAAATTGCCATTGCTCTTGTAGAGAGCCAACGGCAGTGTAGAAAAACCTCACTGTTACCAGTGAGCCGCACTACAATAACGTACATACATAAATCGCAACGTAATTGTAGCATAAGCTGGTGCTCTCTTCAAGGGAAAGTCAACTTGAAGGGATGATGTATATATGGAAAATAAAGGTAAGTTGAAGTGGTCGGAGTTTCATCAATCATGGGGGATCTTTCGTGCTTGGCGAAAACATCCGAAATCTCAACAAATTATGTGGGCAAGCGCATATGGAAAGAAAGCGTGGTTTATACCACTAGCAGAATTAGAGAACGAATAAAATCTAAGCATAGACAAGACAAAATGGGAATCCGTGCGGCTCGGGTTTCCATCTATAATAAAAATGGAAGGTGATAAAATGGGGTTTCTAGAAACATTCCAACATCGAGTTGGACTGACAACATTTGCATTGGTTTCGCTCATTGTTGGCGCAATTACCCAGTTTTATTATCAAGTCGTAAAAGCACCCACATTGACATCGTTCATTAACACGATTATTGAAAGCACAAATAATGATGAGTTACTGCTAACATGGGTACTAAATTTGTTCTCAGGTGCATTTCTTGGCTTAGCAGGCTTCTTATGGGCTAAAGAGGCTATAACCGGAGATTTCTACTACGATAGCTCAGAAGTCGCATCTCGAATTACATGTGCTATAGTTGGATTGCTTTGTTTTGTATATGCTACTGTGTTTATCGGATATGTATTTACTGCTTTGCTTGGGATCGTTATTGCTAGTGTGATTGGTTTTATTTTGATTAATAGTAAAAAATAGCCTTAAATAAGTACAGCGATACCCTTCTTCTGGTTTTACTGCGAGGGTATCGCTGTACTTATTTAAACAGTTTCTTTATTAATGCGAACACATCAAAGGTGGTTCGTTGATAGACTTTGTTGTATGCGTACTTCTTCGGATTCCTTAACCAGCCCCAGCCACGGGGCATTTTTAGTTTAGTGCGGTGCACGATCTGACGTTTTATGCTGGTTCTGGCTGAGATTCTCTTTTTAAGACTGGGCTTCCTCATCCCAAATTTCATCAGTGCTCGCCGCTTTCTCTTTTCCACATTGTACCATCCATCGTGTTTATACAGAATAAGTATTTGCGTGTTCGTATATTGTTCGCATATAATACAGAACAAACGTTCTTGTTTGGAGGCGAACAATGTGGTAAAGGAACTACAACGCGCCATTGACCATCAACAACACATTCAGATCATCTATTTGGGCCGAGAAGGCCAGACAACAATGCGAACCTTACGACCGATGGAGGTTACGGGGGATCGTCTGAAAGCTTATTGCCTCACACGTAAGGCACCGAGGGTCTTTGTCATCGATAATATTCTCGCTGTTGCGCCGGCGGTGAGCAGCCGTGCTGTCTGATATCGAGAGAAAAGTTCTGCGGGTGATCGCCAACTACTCAGCTGGAAGGCGTAGGACGCCAACTGTGGACGAATTGTGCATCAAGACTGGGCGCAACAGAGGCGGTATTATGGCAGTGCTGGAAGTATTAGCGCGAGAGGAATATATCGAATGGCAGCGATCCGCGCCGGACAACATGACGGTGCTGGAAGCCTGGGAACGAAAGGGGCCGGTATCATGGTAAGAAAATTAGACAATATGTTTGCGGCAAGTCGATTTGTGCTACCAGAGCAACGTGAGCTGTACCTACAGTTGAAGGAAGATGAGAAGCTGGTTTCTATGCCTACGATCGAACAGGACGAATTTGAATCGTTCGAATACATCCTTAGGGATGCTCAGCAGGCGAATTACGCTGTAACGATTACCTGGTGGCGACACAAAAAGAACAATTTGGGAACCACCTGTATGATGTGGGGAAAAGTAGAGTGGATCAATTCTAATAATAGAAGAGTTAAGTTGCTCACTGACGAAGATGTCCAATGGATTCTAATGGATACTATCATAGCTGTAAAAGGTTAGGAGGTAAATTTGATGGCAAAGGCATCTACGCCAAAACGTCCGACTCGAGATGAATTCGAATTAGAGGACTTAGGCAATCAGCTCGTGGAAGCAAAGGAAGATGGAGACGAAAGGGCTTTAACGGTTTGGGGAGAAGCTGAGAAGGTCCGTGGACGGATCACAGTACTTGACTCAAGAACAAGGTTAGTCCATGTTGAAGATAATGGGCATATCAGGAAAATTCCGTTCTTAGACATTATGAAGGTTAGTTATTCTTAAAATGAAGGACTTGGTTATTCCGGTGAGAGGATGATGAACGGTGGAAAAAACAGAGCTCGTAACAAGGGTAGAGTACCTTTCAGACGTGGTACAGGAAAACGTGATTCGAATAGCAGAAGATGCTTACTCCTCGATAAAAATAGACAATCTGTTTAGATACTTAGATGAAGAGAATAACGTAATGTACTGTGCTTCCGGAAGTGATGAGGACTTCTGCGTTTCGGTAAGCGATTATAGACCAGAACTAAACGTTAGCGCTTTGGGACTTCTTATAAATCGCTTTGGCGAACCACATTCACTCAATGTGAAGGAGAGCTCACTAGATCCGGGATTACATATTTTTTATATAACATGGAAGAGAGTCATCCATTAG